CTATAGTTTCAGGGCAGACCCTACCTCCCGCAGATAATCCGGATCGAATTTCCGGTAGACTCGACGCAGCGTCTTGGGATCGGTGGCAAGCCAGTCGGCCGCCTGATCAATAGGCACCTTGGCCATGGCCATCCATGACGCCACACTGTGCTTGAAGTGATGGGGCGTGGGCGTCCATGACAGACCAGCCTTCTGCGCCAACTTTTTCAATGGCCAGCGGATGCCATAGGTGATGGGACCTCCAGCCCATTCGACCACATAGTCGCATGTCCGGACCTTGTGCGCCTCGGTCAATTCTGCCCGCAGGTCATCCGTCATCGGGACGATTGCACGGCGCTTGGCCGTCAACTTCCGCCCAGGTTCCTGGAAGTCGATGCGACCCAGATCGAACATCACCCGATCCCAAGTGAGAGCGAGAATCGATCCCTTTCGCGCGCCCGTGAACATCGCCAGCGCCAGAAACGCGCGGATATGCGGCGTCTCGCAAGCGTCCAAAAGGCGGCGAGCCTCGGCCTTGGTGATGTAGCGATCGCGCGGCGCGCTGCCTCCCGGCCCCTCCAAAGTCGGCGGCTTGTCGAGCCTGTGATTACGCCAGGCGTGACGCAGCGCCGCGCGTAGAACGTTGAATTCCCGCTTCAGGGTTCCGAGCGATATCGGGACGGGCGCCCCCTCGACTGGGCGCTTGCTCCGCGCATTCGGCTTGCGAAAGCGGCTTGCTGCGTAATCGTCCCATTGGCGCTGATGGATCTGGTTGATCCGAAGATGCCCCATTCCCTCATTGATGCGAATAGCCGCCTCTTCGAGGCGGCTGAGGGCCGTCACCTTCCCAGCCCGGGCCGAAACGTAAATATCAAGCGCCTCAGATAGAAGCTGACCGTTCGGACGTGCTGACAGCGCCGCTTCGAAGTCGGCTAGAGCGCGCCGAGCGCCCTCTTCATCCGCAGTACCCGTCGAGCTTCGCTTGCGCTCTCCGCTCTCCCACCAGACGACGCACCACGTCCCTCGATAGAGTTCCAGAAATGGCCGATCTGGTCTTTTGCGGGGCATAGATACAGGTCCATATAGGCACGTAGGGCCTCGGGGGTAACACGGGTCGCGCGGGGGCGACGATAGGCCTCAAGGCGCCCTTCCCGGATCGCCTTGCGAAGCGTGTCGATATGTAGCCCTGCAATAGAGGCAGCGGCTGCAACGGTCATGTATCTGGGAAGCGTCTCGCTCATCCCTCCACCTTCGGCGATACGCAGCCTCCAAGATCGCGCCACCCGGAGAACCACTTATCGGGGAACCCGCCGTTCCCAACGGGCGCGCACATCCCCCAGCCCAGATCGAAGCCATCCTCTAAGATGCCAGGGTGGTGAACCACGATCACTTGTCCGTTCCAAGGCTTAAGGTCCGGGCGCCCCGGCTTCACGCGTGGGAACAGGTCATCGTGGATCTTCGCCAAGATCGGCGTTCTGTTCTTCGGCGCGCTCTCGATCGGCCGCCACGCGGCAGCGTCTGCGGCAGCGAGAGCAGAAGCCATGGCGCGCGTTTGATTCTCCCGCCATTCGGATGGCATCTGCTCCCATGCGGAAGCGCTGGTGTAAGCATGGTGCGCCCGCGCCGCCGCCTCGATCCTTGCATCAGTAGTCATTTGTTCCCTCCCACATCTCCGGCGGGTAAAATCCAATCCGGTCGATCTCCTGGGCCGCATGACGCAGAACGGCACACGTCCTTTCCGGTGCGCCCGATACGAACGCTTTGCGGATTGCCATGTCGTGCAGCCGAGTACGACCTGCTCCGCCTAGACGCATGGCCTGGTAAACCGGTTCGGTCAAAACGAGCATGATTGCAGCGTCAAGCTCACGAATGGTGGGTAAGGTATCAAGCATCGCTCTGCTCGCTCATTTCTTCCTGCGCGGCATCCAGGCGTATCTGCATCTGGTCCAGCATGCGCTGGACGTTCGATCCTCGCTTCGATTTCGGAAGATAGTGGAGAAGCTTCTGTAGATCCTCATGCAGACAGGAGCATATGTCGCGGTAGAAATCGCGCTGAATCTCGATATCATCACGCATTGAACGATCTTCCTTTGAATTCTTCTCCTGCGATGGTCAATCGGTATTGGAGCGACCGCCCGCCTCGAGGGCCAACCAACCATTCTTCCTCAACCAAAGACGGGTGATAGTTTCTTAGGCTCGAACACGCGGCCGAAAGACGTCCAGGTTTTTTCCACTCGCTGGTTAGGAAACTGAGCGCCCTCTGCTGCGCCATTGTCAGATTATGCATCGCCCCGCTCCTCCCGGTCCATGGCGGCGTCGATGGCGGCACGGAGGGTGTCATCTTCACTCCAGACCCCTCGCCTTGATGCGATGGCTGTTACTTTGACCGTCCCGCGCACATCGCGCTCCACAGAGCACCTCTCTTTTTTCTCTAGCCAATTCATCCGGTCCCGATCGGTCCGCCAAGCAGTCTGTGTAGAGGAAATGGCGGCCAATGCCTTGCGAAGATCGCCGACCGTCAGGGAATTCCGCACATCCTCTTCGTCTGGGTCGCCGAGCGTGAAGCCGTCCTCGTAGTCTCGCTCGAAGTCGTTGCCATCGGCGTCGAAAAAGCTGGCGGCGTTCGCGAACGGACTTAGCGCCTCCTGCAACCGCTCGTTCTCGGCGCGGAGTTCGGACGTGGCGCGGGCCTCGGCTTCGAGGATATGAATCTCAGCAGTTTCGCCGTATGCCGACCTGCGGATGTTTATATCCTTCCGCAACGCGATGATCTGCTCTTCCCGCGTTCTGTTCTGGGTCATGGGGCATCTCCCTGCTTGATGGCTTTACTCTCGCGACGCGACAGGTCCAGATTGGAAATCGGCCTGTCCGCCGCACTGTCCGCGCCCCACGACGCACCACAGCGCGTGCATCGGTGGGCGCTGACGACGCATCGCGCGCGATCACGCCAGATGATGTCCACGGGCCAGCCCATGCAGGCGCAGGGGTCGCTCATACCTTCTCTCCCGCGCTACGGATGGCGGCGGCATACGCAAGCGCGACCTGATCTCCATCAGTCCTCGGCAGCAGGAAGCGCCGGCCGCCTCTGAGGGCGGTAGCCTCGACGTTCTGCTCGATGATTTTCGCGCACGCCTCTCGCGTCTCCTGCGCGATCGTCTCCAGCCGCGCGCGCAGTTCCGCGATCTCGGCGTCACGGGCAGCGATCAGGGCTTCAGCATCGGTGCGGCGGACAAGGGCGACATTCCACATATCGACGCTGCATGGCGGTCTGGGCCATGCAATGAAACTTTTTCCGGGCTGAGCATCGCCTTCCAGCCCCCATGCGACCATCTCCAATCCGCTCTCCGGGACCGGAGTGCCGATAGCCATCAGCCTCTTGCTGAACCCATCCGTGATATCGGCATACATGGCGTCCATCCCCATGGACAAGATGTCCGCCTGCTCATCCGTCAGAGGCAGCGTCACCAGGTAGCGTGTCTGTTCTCGTTCGGTCATATCTCGCGAGCCTCCGGGTAGCTGTCATGAAGCGTGCCATCGAGCAGTCGGCCCTTGGCCTTAATCTCGGCTTGGTTTCGTCCCGACCACTGCTTGAAAAGGAACGGAACATCGACGACCGCGCATTGGTCGCGCAGGCTCCGAAACCAATCCGGATCGGTTGGCCGATGCTGCGACCCACTCTCGCCGCCGGCGATCACCCAGTGCAGACCCTCGGCGCCCCCTAGATCGACCGGGCCAAGCAGAGGCTCCATGGACAGAAAGCGGATTGCGGCTGGAATCGCGGTCAGGATGGGCACTCGGCGATCATGCTCCACCTGGTTCTCGACTGTCGTGCCCAGCCAGACGTTGGGATAGCCCGTGCCCCAATCGCTAGGAAGATATCGCGCTACGTTCTGGGGTCGCTTCGTGAGCAACAGCCAATCAAGGTACGTCGTCTGCCGGATCAACGCCCAGAGGTCGCGACGCCATCCATCATCAATACTGCGATGATTGTCGAACACGTCCGCAAGGCTGGCGCAAAAGACGCGCGGCCTTCTCGCTGCCACACCAGCCGCCTGCCGGTTCCACCGGACAGGCTGGCCCCACGTCTTGGTGCGCCGTCTGTCAGCGCCAGAACCCCAGCGGTGACCGCCGAACCGAAGGTCCCACGCCTCCGCATAGCAATGGTCGCATGCCGGGCTAATTTTGGTGCAACCAACCCACGGATTGAACGTATGGTCGGTCCACTCGATTCCGCTATTCTCTGCCATCATCATCACTCCGCAGCGATCACCGACGCCCGATCGAGGGCGGTGACGCGGTTTGTTTGGGACAACTGGGTGGATGCCTGCTTAGATGCGACGCTCAGATCAGAACACAACATCACGAACCTCCATCGCGGCATCGCCGGGCGGCACACCATCCGCATGCAGCCGGCGCATCAGTCCGTCATCAACTACGGCAAAAAGCCCTACGATCACGCGCACGCACCGCAGCCACTCGTCGTAGGGCATATCCATCGGCGGCTCGGCCGCGTCGGAGATGTCGCCCATCTCGGCCAGGCCTCCCGGCAGATAGGCGTGGCAGGGATGCTCGGTCACAGCACCCCTCCCACAGCGGCCCGACGCGAACGAAACGGCCGCCGAATGACAGGACCGGGATCACGCCGCCCCTCGACCTCGCGCATGAGGGCGCTGCGAGAAAGCCGATATGCCGCGTCCAGATCGGTCGCATCGAATCCCGTGCGTCGGCCGCCCCGGGCCGCAATCGCGACCGCGCACTCGATCAGCCGGACCAGCGCCGCCGTTGTGTCCAGTTCGCGGCGCGGGACGATGACGGTTTCGGTGGCGGGGGTCATGCTGCGATCTCCCCGTCATCGTCTTCACTGCTGAAGCCATCCAGCGCTGCCTGCACTGCTAAGTCGACGCGCTCCGCAAGATCAGTGCGATTTTCCGAAAGATACTTCCGGAACTGAATCGTCTTCGGATTCGACGTGATGCGCTGGAGCTTTTCCTGGTCGGCATCCTGGATCGCCTCAACCAAGTCGCGCGCGTTCTCGGCATCATGATCGACTGGAGGCCGATCCTCACCTGTCTCTGCCCAATGGCGCAACCGAATCCCTTTGTCGAACGTGATGCGCTCACCAGCCGAGAAAATGGCCTGGAGTTCGTGGTTCAGCTTGCGCGGTAGGTCATAACGGGGCTCGCCAGGCGTCTCCGGATGCATGGTCATCGACCCGGATAGTTCGAACATGAACGACTTCTCGCAGATCGGCATGAAGCCGAGATGGCGGATTTCGGTCTTCGCCTTTCCTGTCTTCTCATCCACGACCTTCTCGAACTTGATCTTCTCCTGCGCACGCAAGCAGAAGATCAGATGGGTCCGCGTCTGGATCAGACGCGCCATCATCCGCTTGTGGGCCTGCTTCGGCTTCTTCCAGCTTGGCGCGGTCATGGACTCAACTTTCCATGCGTGGAAGGTTCCATTGCGATCGGTCGCAGCGGCAATCGCTGCCTGTTCAGCCATATCGGAGCAGCCGCCTTCGCCGTCCCATTCGTGCGACATGCTGTCGATCACGATCACCGTCGCGCCGGCCTGCTCAGCCGCCTGGATCGCCTCGATATAGCGTTGCGGGGTAAACGGCGCTGGGAAGTCCAGGTGCAGAAAATCGAAGGTGCCCTTGGACGGATCGGCCTTGTCGCCCGGTTTGGGGGCATAGTGAAGAGCGCGGCCGGCCTCGGTGTCGATGACCGCTATCTTTCCATTCTCTCCCTTGATCCCCTCCGCGAGGGTCAGGGCCGAGAACGTCTTTCCGGAACCAGACGCGCCGGCGATGCCGAACAGAAGACCGATCTTGCCGCGAACGGCCGGGCGGATGGTGAACGTCATTGTGCAAACTCCAGCGCGTCGTCGCGCATCTGCTGTTCTTCATGGGCGCGCAGCAGCCATGCCGGCGCCTCGATATGCGCGGTGTGCGGGTATCCGGGCCATTCGCCCGACTGCATGCAGCTTTTCCACCCGGCGATTGCGCGCTCGACATCAACCGTTGCCAGTTCCTGCAATGACGGAGCCGGTGTCATGACGGAGATGGCGTATGGTGCCTTCATCTCGACGATGATGAACCGCATTGCAGGCCGCCATCGCCCCTCGATTGCGCGCAGTCCACGCGCGTAAAACCGGTCCTGGGTGCGATAGGCGCTGACCATGCGCCGATCCCACTGGGTGGGGCTGGCCGACAGCATCGTGCCCTTCAGGTCGAAAGCTGGCGCACTCAGATCGGCCGGCAGGCGGTCCACCATCCCCCGGCACCAGATGCCATCTTCCTGCCATGCGATCACGGCTTCGGACTGGCCCGGCCCGAAGAATTCGCCCAGGTCCGGGTGGGCGCGCATCTGGGCCAGCGCGCATTCAGAAACCTTGTGGATGGCATCGAAATTCTTGCTCAGAAGGGGAACGAGGCCGCTTTCTTCGGCAGCATCCTTGACCTCTTTCGCCGCGCCCTTGCGATAATCATCGAACTTCACCTCGATGACGCGAGCCCCCTTTCCCAGCAACAAGGAATGGAGCGCGGTCCCCATGCGCATCGTTTCCGTGACCTCGGTCTCGGCGCGATCTGCGTTCAGGCGCGGATGCGCGTGCCGGGCGTGCATCGGGCTTTCGTCCAGAAGCACGCGCGCGACGCTGTTCGACAGGCTGGGAGCCGGGCACGGGTCAGCATGGTAATCCCGCTCGGGCATGTCGTAGATGCCTGGTTTCGTGATGAGCGTCATACCACCACCCTCCCGCAAACCCGCAGAGACACAGATCCCGGCGCCGGCGGAAACTCGACCGGCGCGCGATCCCGGCGCACGATCCGTGCGGACTCGTCGATATCGCGCCGGATGCGCGCTACGTCTCCCGCATTGCCGGATTCGTACGCCTGCCAGGCAAGGCGCCGCAGGACCAGCAGACGCGCGGCGTGGTTCGTGTGGTGGGTCATGCTGCGCTTCCCTTGCGAGCAACACTCGCGGCAGGCGTCAGGCTCTCGCGCCATGCCTTGTCGAATGCCGCGCATGCCTGCGCTGGCGTGTCGCCAAACCCGGAAATCCCCTCCTGGAGGTTTTCGCCGTACAGGGCGCACCATTTGTCACCATCAACGGTGATAGTGGGTTTGAACGCTATATGAGGCCGGCAAATAAGGTGTGCGGCAAGTATCGCCGGGTCAGATCCATTAATGACGCGCCACTTATCCATTGATTCTGAAAAATCGTTCATATCCCCGCCACCCTTTCGATCAGGCCGCCGTCGCTCTCCAACATCTCCAGCGCCTCATCAATCGCCGGAAGCAGATCCTGGTCAGCGTAGAGCGGCGTCGGGTAGCCCTGGCACGGCGCAGCCTTCACCAGCGCCTCGATTTCCTTTCGGGCAGCACGCAGGATCTTTGTGCTCCCCTCGACAAGATCCATGTCCTTCCAAGCGCATTCCCTAAATGAATTGCTCAGGTGCGTCTTCCCCGGATACGGATGGTTCGGCGCCGTGCTCGACGACGCCATTCCTTCGGGATAGGGCATTTCGAAATCCCCCTGGTTGATTCTCGGCCAATCCGGCCACAAGGCCCGGTCCGCAGACCGGGTCCCACGGAGGGATCAGTAGGTGATGGTGACGTGCGGGATCTGTCCCTTGGCGATCAGGCCGATCAGTGCTTTTGCAGGAATGACCTCGATGCCCAGCGCGGTGATTGCGGCCAGAGCCTCATTGTTGATCCGCGAGCAATGCGCGCGGTTCTGGGCCCGGCGCTCGTCCTTAGCACGCTGACGAGCTGCTTCATCGGCCACGCGCTGGCGTTCGGCCTCGACGGCTGCGACGCGGTCACGCTCGGCCCGTTCGGCTGCGGCCTGCGCGCGGTGTTTCGCCGCCTCGATCTCGGCCTTGTGCGCCTCTTCTGCGCGCCGGGCAGCCTCGATCGCGTCGCGCTTCTCCTGCTCGATGCGCTGCTGCTCGGCCATGGCCCGCGCCTCGTCATCGCGCCGACGCTGTTCTGAGGCCGCCAATTCCCGTGCGGCGGCTTCTTCAGCATCGCGACGCGCCTGTTCGGCAGCCTGTCGGGCAATCTCAGCTTCGCGTTGCGCCTGGGCCGAGGCTGCCGCCTTGCGCTCTTCCTCGGCGCGGATTGTGGCTTGTCGCGCGGCTTCTTCCGTTTCGATGCGCCGGGCCTTCGCCGCGACAGCATGCGCATTCAACGTCGAACGCGCCTGGTCGATCGCCTGCGTCGCGCGGCCGGAAAATTCCTCGAAATCCCGCTGAGCAGCCAGATCCAGAGCGATCGAATGAGCCTCGACGACAGCCTCGGTCGGATCGCCATCAAACCGTACAAGGGCCTCGATCTCAATGATCGCGGCCTTGTGCCCATCGACGCGCTCCGTCTCGCGTGCTTCAAACTCATCAACCGGCTTGCGTACTTCGGCGCTGAGCGCGTCCAGGCGCTCACGAATGGTTCGCCGTTCCGCGTTCACCCGATCCACGATAGCCTTTGCATCTGCCTGGACCTGCTTCCCCATGTCGTCGAGCGCGGTCTTCGACCGGGCAACCTGATAGGCCACGGACTTGCAGTGCTTCCGTCCCTTTTCCGTCGTCACATCGATCGGAATCGCGCGCACGTCCGCTTCCAGCTTGGAGAGGATGTCCTCGGCGCTGTTGACCTTTCCGAACACATCCTGTGGCGTCAGAGCCTGAATAATCGTCAGCGCATTTTCGTTTTGTGTCATTTCTTCCTTGCCTCTTGGTAATCCGGCCATGTCACCAGCCCGCGCGGGGCTGATGCGTATGGTGGGATCAGGGTTCTTCGGAAAACTTATGATCCGCGTTCAGGCGGTATTTCACGTTCGGCTTGATTCCGTCTTCGCCGACATATCCGACAACAGTTCGATATCGTTCGGATTTTGTATCCCGATAACGAATGCGGATTTCGCCATGATCGCCCGCCGTGGCCGTGCCGCCATCGCCCGCCGTGGCCGTGCCGCCATAGCCCGCCGTGGCCGTGCCGCTATCGCCCGCCGTGGCCGTGCCGCGATTGCCCGCCGTGGCCGTGCCGCTATCGCCCGCCGTGGCCGTGCCGCCATAGCCCGCCGTGGCCGTGCCGCTATCGCCCGCCGTGGCCGCGCCGCGATTGCCCGCCGTGGCCGTGCCGCTATCGCCCGCCGTGGCCGTGCCGCGAATGCCCGCCGTGGCCGTGCCGCTATCGCCCGCCGTGGCCGTGCCGCGATTGCCCGCCGTGGCCGTGCCGCTATCGCCCGCCGTGGCCGTGCCGCCATAGCCCGCCGTGGCCGTGCCGCTATCGCCCGCCGTGGCCGCGCCGCGATTGCCCGCCGTGGCCGTGCCGCTATCGCCCGCCGTGGCCGTGCCGCGAATGCCCGCCGTGGCCGCGCCGCCATTGCCCGCCGTGGCCGTGCCGCGATTGCCCGCCGTGGCCGTGCCGCTATCGCCCGCCGTGGCCGTGCCGATATCGCCCGCCGTGGCCGCGCCGCCATAGCCCGCCGTGGCCGTGCCGCTATCGCCCGCCGTGGCCGTGCCGCGATTGCCCGCCGTGGCCGTGCCGCCATCGCCCGCCGTGGCCGCGCCGCGATTGCCCGCCGTGGCCGTGCCGCGAATGCCCGCCGTGGCCGTGCCGCGATTGCCCGCCGTGGCCGTGCCGCTATCGCCCGCCGTGGCCGTGCCGCTATCGCCCGCCGTGGCCGTGCCGCGATTGCCCGCCGTGGCCGCGCCGCGAATGCCCGCCGTGGCCGTGCCGAGAGAACCAACGATGCAGGACTCCCTATCCCCAACGGAGATCTCCGCACCGATAACGGCAACGGTCTGCGCCTTCGTTTCGTTAGCGCGGATGAAAGCGGCAGCCTCGCGCATACTTCCGATGAATCGAACGATCGCACGCGGGAATTTGCATTTCCCGCCGAGCATGACCAAATCGGTATTCCGCACCTCCAGGACGTACCAGCGCGCATCGTCGTTCCGCCAGTAATCGACACACGAGTGATCGCCCTGGCCGTAGAGCCAGCCATGCAGTCCATGACCGCATTCCTTGACTGCGCTCCAGTCCGGCGCGACGATTTCAGCACCGACCTGATCCGGCCATGCAAATCCCGGCCGGCTCGTTCCATCCGCGCGACACACACGCAACACCAGCGACGTTTCCGCGACATGCGCGGCGCATTCCTCAGTTTTCTCGATCGTCTCGGACATCTCTCACTCCAAATTCACGGCGATCTCACCAGCCCGCGCGGGGCTGATGCGTATGGAAGGATCAGGATTTGTCGGGAACTTCCGTCAGGGTCCGGTCGATGAGGCGATATTTGACGCCTGACTTCACCTGGTCGCCGTCCACCTCATAGGTCATGATCCGACAGCGTTCCTTTTCGCCATCCCAGTATTTGAAGATCAGCGTGCTGTCGTCGCCGCCGGTCAGCGTGCTGTCGTCGCCGCCGGTCAGCGTGCTGTAGACGCATGATGCAATGTCCGCACCACGCGACAGGATGTCGGCAATGGCCGCCTCCCGATCTCCGCAAAACACGACGTCACCGCGCGGGAACTTGACCTTCCCGTCCAGATCCACGACCGATGCAGCGTCAATCTCAACAACAAGCCAGTTAGCATCGACGTCCCTGCTCAGATGGAACGAATCCCCCGCACCCATGAGCAGCCCGTGGAGACCGTTCCCGCAACGCGCACGCGGGTTCCAGTCGGGACATTCGACCGGGCCTGACTTCGGCCAGACGAAGCCACCATATGCGCCCATATTCACATTGCACGTGCGCAGGACGTAGGTTTTCTCGATTACTTCCGCAGCTTCCGTCTTCTCGGACATCTCTCACTCCAATCTGTCGGCGATCTCGCCAGACTGCGCGGGCCGCAACCCGCGTGGCCTGGTCAGATCCCCGCCAGCAGATCGTTCACGATCAGCGCGACGCCAGCGCCTCTGAACCCGAGGGCCGCGTCGACGAGGAGGAGTGCCCAATCGCGCAGCGACGGGCCGAGCACGGGGCGGAGGGGGATGTTGGTGGGGTGTGTCGAACTGGTGGGCACTTGCCATCTCCTTGCCTGGGGCGGTGGTGATGAATGGCAATATGCCATCAAATAACAGGATGTCAATGGCAAAATGCCATATCGCAAAATACGCCATCTCGACGTCTGCGCTAAAGAATGAGAACATAATAAGAACGAGGTTCCGGAGAAACTGCCGATGGCCGCCACCCAAAGAATCGTCTTCCAGCCCTACACCCGCCGTAAGCAGGCACGCGGCGCGTCCAAGCTCGAAGCCTGCACGCCGATTTTCTGTCGCGATGTCGAGGAGGGTTTGCGCCGGGTCGAGAAAGTCGCGGCCGGCGGGACGCTATTCGTCGGCGCGCATCTGGTGCGGTCTATGGTCGACGAGGATGCAGGGGATTATGGCGAGCCGGAGATCCTGGCGGCCGTGGGGGATTTGCCGGAGGTGGAGGGGTGAACTGTCGCCCGGACAAGAGAAACCTGACGGAAGCTGGGCTCCCATTGTTAACTTGACCTAAGCGGCGAGAAGCCCCACATGGGTTGTGTCCGGTGAGGTGAGAACGGCTACCTCACGCTCCAGTCAAGCAAGACTGGGAATTAAGTTGCGCATTCCTAACGCGCGGGGAATCGCGGCCCAAGAGATCGGGGATTGCATCCCGCCCGGACAGCAGAGAGGTCGCTCAGGCGGCCTCTTTTGCTATCTGACCGGAGCCAATAGCCGCCCCGCAGCTCGGCGCGCCTCGAAAGCTCTCTCCGGGATCGAATATGCTGACTTCACACGATAATTCCCGCGTTCGTCGCGCTGAAATCCTATAGCCAACAGAAAAAATACTGACGGATTGGCTATGGAGCGGAAGCGCACCACAGCTTCGAAGTTATCCGTCTGCTTCGGCGCCTGGCCGAGGAACCCCAATTTCTCCGCAACAACGCGCAAGGCCTGCATTGCCCGGTCATAGTCGGCCGGGTGATCCTTTGCGATATGCCAGTGAGCCTGCCGACTTAGATAGAGGTCGCCCGGTTCCATTTCGACGCCAAGCGTCCGATTGATCGTCTCCACATCCAAGGGACCGAGGAGAAGTGCAGCGCAGGTGCTTCTATGCGTCGGTGCGGCCATTTAACGGCAATATGCTCCGAAGCTCTTGCTGATGCCATCCCTCACAACCGCCGCGCGAACCAGACGACGCGGCCCATCTCCAGGCCCGCATAACCCCCATGCGGATTCCATTGTGTTCCTGTTTCGTTCATGTTTGTATGTTCGATAGGAACAGAGGGGGTAGAGATGAAAGGGGACTCTAATTCAGCGCGTCGAACGGTGTCTTGGGCGGAGGAAGCCTGCCGGAAATGCGGCCCGTGCCCGTGCCCTGATCCGTGCCTACAAGCTGGGATGCCAATTCTGGGTGCATCGCTCCCAGGCGAAGAGCCATTTCTTCGTCTGTCCGACCAACGAGAGTCCCCTTTAAGAGGAAGTCGGTCGACACCCGCAGCCGGTTCGACACTTCAGTGATGATGAAGATGTTGGGCGCCCGGTCGCCTGCCTCAATCTTGTTCAAGGTCGACTGATCGACGCCGATCAGCCGGGCGAATTCAGCCTGGTTCGGGTACACCAACTCACGCGCCCATCCAATGCGCACACCAACGGCGCGCTGCATCTCCGTAAACGCTTCAGTTCTCTTGGTCTTCGCCATGGTCGGATTATCGGGCATGGCAAAAAGCCATACCATTGCCCGTTTTCCCGTTGCGTTGATGGCATTTTGCCATTATTTATCTCTCCATGAGCGCCATGCATGTCATTGATAGCCTCGGCCGCGATGCGATCGCCGAAGCTACGGGGGTAAAGCGGAACACCGTCGATTGGTGGGTAAAACGTCAGGCTATACCCGCCCGGAAATGGCCGACCATCATTCATCTGGCTGAGCGAAAAGGGGTCCATGGAATCACGCTGGACTCTTTAGCGCGCGCGACACGGAAAGGCGCGGCATGAGCACCGTCCCTTCTGGCTACCGCATCGTGTACGCCCGGCCGAAATATGCCGGACGCATGGATTCTTGGTCGCGTGTTGCCAAATGCCGCCATGCGCCGCCTGAACTGGATCGCCTACTTGCCGGCGGCGACATGCGTGTCTGGCGTGGCGTCGACGGGAACCTGGTTGTGCTGGCCATCTCTCCGGCGCTGGAGGCGCGGTGATGGTGGCCTCGAAATATAACTGGGAAGTGCTCGACCGCCGCGTGGACGACCTACTTGCCCAGGGGATGCGCCCTTCGGATATCGCGCATTCGCTGGATATGCGCGCGCAAACGATCCGCGATCGACTGGCCTATCGCCGCCGGCCGAAGCGGGCCGATGCCAGCCCGCGTGCAGACCATGCGCCCAAGATCAATCGGTCGTGCCTCAACTGCGCGCGGCCGTTCCAGGCCCGGTCGCGATTCCTCCGCCTCTGCCCGAGTTGTCGGGTCGGCTGATGTCGGCAGCCCCCGCAATCTCCGCTGCGACGAGCGCCACGAGGTATTGCCGTACCTCGGGGCTCGCGCGTGGGTGCAGGGTGGCCCAGGCTTGGGCGGTGGATATTAGCTGTAAAGCCAGAAAAGGGTCGCGATCTCCTTCCCTGGTCCCATCTGTGTTTTTCCGTTTATTTGCCTCCATCAGATGCTTCGTCTCCTTCGATCCTGACGTGTCGAAAAATGGAGCAGCGCGATGCGCGGAAACAGGTTCAAGATTTACCGAGATTTTCGGAGTGGGACGATGAGCGCCGTTGACGCCGCATCCTACTGCGAAACAGTGGCCGGGGTTCTGCGCCGCAAGTACGGCCCCCTGCGTCACGCCACCAAGCTGCTCGCCCGTGCCGTCGGAACGACGCCACGCACCGTGCAAAATTGGCTGGACGGGATCAACGCGCCTCGCGGCGCCGAACTCATCCGGCTCATGCAGGAATGCGACGAACTGCGGGATGAAATATTCCGCCTCGTCGAGGAGGGAAAATGCCGAGAGGGTACGGAATCGACTTCGGGTGGTGTGGATTCGGTGCGCGTGCCGGACCGCCGCGTGCCTACTGCCTGGGATGGCTGATGATTGTCGTAGTCCCGGGCGGATTCGAGGCGCTGTTCCGGTCATATCGAGTCGCACTGACCGTCAAACGTAACGGCAACCGAGAATAACCCGTCGCAATATCAAGACCGAAGGAATTTCGTAATGGCAAAGACCTATCGAGATCAGGTTGAAATCGACGCAACCAAGGAAGGCGTCGTCAAGTTTCTGTCCGAACACCGCAACGGCGGCCTGCTGCTGGATATCGCCGAGGCGATGGAAAGCCTGGTTATGGCGGCGACTGCCACGGGCAAGGGCGGCATCGTGACGATCGCCATTGGGGTGAAGCCGTTGGACAGCGACGGCGCCATGAACGTCGCCGACGACGTGAAGACCAAACTGCCCAAGTTGCCGACGCCGGCAAGCATCATGTTCGCCACACCGAATGGCAAGCTGATGCGCGGCGACCATCGCCAGGCCGAACTTGAAATCGAGCATCTTCCCGAACGCGATGCGAACGTGACACGGCTTCCGCCCGTGTCTGCGCCGCGTTCCCTCTGACCCATACAAGACGGAGATCCACCATGTCAGAACAGAATTTTCAGGCGCTCATTGCCGAGATCAAGCGCGGCGCCACCGTCGAGGTCCTCGATCACGATCTGATCGCAGTGCCCGGCGAGAGTGGTCGTGAGATCGTTTCGATCGAAAGGCATCTGAAGCATCCGGCACGCAAACGCGGGGCCGTCACAGTGTTCGATGCCGCTTCGTTCATCACTTATCTGAATGATCAGGGCGCAACGCAGGAAACTGCAGCGATCTATGTGGATAAGCATCCGGGAAATCCCGCGATCGTCGGCATCCTCAATCATGATGTGGCCTCGGCGTCGGGAGCGCCGGGATGGCGCGATCACACCGTGTCGATCGGGTTTCGCACGACGCCGGAGTGGCAGACATGGACGAAGGCATCCGGTCGCATGTTTTCGCAGCGCGATTTCGCCGAATTCCTGGAGGATAACATGCAGCAGATTCAGGAGCCGATCGGCGGTGATCTGATGCGCATCTCCCAGAATATCGAGGTCACCTCCGACGGGAAGTGCCGTTCCGCCCAGCGCCTGGACAATGGTGCTGTCCAGTTTTCCTACGATGAAGACGTGAAGGCTACCGTCAAGAACGGAAAGCAGGCGATCGAGATCCCGCAGGAATTCCAGATCGCCCTGTCTCCGTTCCAGGGGACATCCGTCTATGCGATCACGGCCCGCTTCCGTTGGCGGTTTGATCGGGAGGGAGGCGTGACGATGGGCTACAAGCTCCTGCGCTTGGACGACGTGGTCCGTGCCGCGATCGACGGTCTGGTGAAGCCGATCGAATCCGGAACGAACATCTCGATCTATGAGGGCGCAGCGCCCGCTTCAGTCGTAGCGCGAGCCTAAACGGAAGGGCACCGTTGATGCAGATCACCTTCACGGTGCCCGGCCCGATGCGCGGCAAAGGACGGCCGCGCTTCGGGAATGGGCGTGTGGGATGGAGATTAAAATGATCCAACTCCGTCCCTACCAGCAGCAAGCCATCGACGGCGTACGCTCGGCATTCCGGGACGGACATCGCGCGCCGCTTCTGGTTGCGCCGACCGGTGCCGGAAAGACCGTGATGTTCAGCCATATTGCACAGTCAGCTTCCGCCAAGCAGTCGCGGGTATTGATCATCGCGCACCGCAAGGAGCTTATTCGCCAGGCAAGCCGGAAATTGTCTGACACCGGCGTTGACCACGGGATCATCGCGCCTTGGGCAGAGCCAACCGGGCATCTGGTGCAGGTCGCCTCCGTACAGACGCTGGCTCGCCGGCTCGATGCGCTGCCGCGCTTTGATCTGATCATTATGGACGAGGCCCATCATGCCGTCGCGGGAACTTGGGCGAAGGTGATCGCGGCTCAGCCCTGGGCGAAGATCCTGGGCGTTACGGCGACCCCCGAGCGCATGGATGGCCGGGGCCTCGGAGCCAATGCGGGCGGCGTCTTTGATATGCTGGTCATGGGACCGACGATCGGCGAACTGATTCAAGGTGAATTTCTCACGCCATCGCGCGTGTTCGCCCCAGTGGGCGCTCCCGACCTGACGGGCGTGAAAACCCGTGCGGGCGATTACGACATCGCATCTCTGTCCAAGGTCATGGCCGAACCGAAACTGGTCGGAGATGCCGTCGAGCATTACGGCCGGTATGCATCTGGTCTCCCGGCTATCGCGTTCTGCGCGTGCGTCGAAGATGCCAAGACCTATGCAGATGCATTTTGCCGGGCTGGCTGGCGAGCGACTGCGGCATATGGCGCGATGCCCGGCGATGAACGTGATGCCGCGATCGGAGGCCTTGCGACCGGCGCAGTACAGGTGCTTACCACCTGCGATCTGGTTTCCGAAGGACTGGATGTGCCGTGTGTCGGCGCGGTGATACTGCTGCGCCCGACGAAATCGCTTGGGTTGCACGTCCAACAGATTGGCCGAGGACTGCGTCCGATGCCTGGAAAGTCGCATCTGATCGTGCTGGATCATGCCGGGAACACGTTCAACCACGGGCTTCCGGACCAGCCGCATGACTGGTCGCTTGACGGACGGAAGAAGAAGGACAAGGGGGAGCCCGTCGCGACTTGGCGATGCGAGCATTGCTTCGCCATGAATTCGGCCGTGATGCGCGTCTGCGCTGAATGCGGGGAGCGCCGGGCGTCCGAGGGCAAGGACGAGGACGACGTCGAGCGTGCTGCCGAGGTCGCAGATGGCGAACTGATCGAGATGGACCCCGAGATGCAGGAGCGGCTGCAGTATCTACGCAGCGCGCCCTTCAAGGAACTGATGCGCAAAGCAAAGACCGACGACGATCTGCGCGAGATCGCGAAGGCGCGCGGTTATCGCGCGGGATGGGTGTGGAAAATGAAACAGGAACGCATGTCCCGCGCCGGCACGCCGGCATGACAGCGGAATCTCAAATCCAAGCGGATATCATGCTGCGCCTCGGCTCTGCGCCGGGGGTGCGCGTCTTCCGCAATTCCGTCGGCGAAGGATGGGTAGGCCGCACGATCCGTCATGACGGAGATCGGCTCCTGCTGGCGCATCCCCGCCGGGTGACCTTTGGCTGGTGCCCAGGATCTTCGGACGTCCTCGGGTTCCAGTCGCTCACAATCACTCCAGAAATGGTTGGGCGAACTCTCGCGCAACTCGTCGCTGTCGAGGTGAAGGGACCTCGCGGCGTCCTGAGCGACGCTCAGAAGCGCTTTCTCGCGATGGCCCACCGAAGCGGTGCCGCGGCTGGCGTCGCGCGTTCGGTCGATGATGCCCTTGAAATCCTGGGAAGGGACAGCGCGTGATTCCGTTCGACCAAATCAATGCGGTCGCTCTGTCGCGTTGGCCGCTTCTTGTCGCCGACTGGCTGCCGGCTGGCCGCAAGCATGGAAACGAGTGGGTTCTGGGCTCCCTGGATGGAGCGCGCGGTCGGTCCCTTTCAATCAACCTGAACACGGGAAAATGGGCGGACTTCTCGTCCGACCAGCGTGGTGGTGATCCGATCAGCCTTTATGCAGCCCTCCATCATAATGGCGACCGCGTGGCCGCCGCTCGCGAACTGGGGACAATCCTTCACGTGACGTCCGATACGATTGACCCGGCTCCAGCCTCTCCATCTACCGTTGCGGAGTGGGTCCCGCATGTCCGACCGCCCGCAGATGCGCGTGCGCCCGACTGGAGCGGCTGGGATCATGTATACGTCTATCGCGATGCCAATGGATTCCCGGAGCGATACGTCATGCGTCGGGATGCGACTGAGACAGACCGGAAGAGGATCATGCCGCTGACTTGGGGTGTCCTTCAAGGACGCGCAGGGTGGCATCTGCGCCATGCGGCATCCCCCCGCTCTCTGTACGGCCTCGATCGCATCGCGCGCTGCTCCACCGTCGTCGTCTGCGAAGGTGAGAAGGCCGCTGATGCGGCGCAGGCGATGTTCCCTAAGATGGCATGCACCACCTGGACGGCGGGCACGGGAAACGTCAGTCGGGCCGACTGGTCGGCGTTGGCTGGTAAGAAGGTCATCATCTGGCCGGACAACGACGAACCGGGCGAAAAGGCGGCCGCTGAAATCCGCGATATCCTGAGCGGAATCGCAGCATCCGTGCGTATGGTCAACGTCTCCGACCTCGACCCCGGTGCTGATGCCGCTGATCTGCGGGTAGAGGACGTTCGAGAATGGTTCCGCTCTCATGTCGGGCCGATCCTCTGCGGTGCCTCCGTCAAGCGGCCTCCGGAATCCGCACCGATACAGCAGTTGGGGCGTCGGGCTGCTGGCTTGGAACCCATCCAGGTCCGTGCTGGCGAGATCGATCTCGTCGCGACGGCTGGCGAGCGCGCCCTTATGGCGGCGAACGCTCCCGTCTATCAGCGCGGCACCAGCCTTACGCGGCCGGGAAAAAGAGAGGTTGCCGCAGCGGATGGGCGCACGACCTATGCCGCGTGCCTGATCGACATCACAGCGGCGTCCATGACCGACCTGCTGTGTCAGGTCGTGGAATGGAACAAATATGACAAGCGGGCCAACGGGTGGAAGCAGATTGATCCGCCGCCAGCCGTAGCACAGATCATCCTGAGCCGCTCGGGGTCGTGGCCCTTCCCCGCGATATCAGGGGTCATCACAACGCCCACGCTTCGGCCGGACGGTTCCGTTCTGATGGCGCCGGGTTATGATCCGGTTACGCGCCTCTACCACGTTGACGACCCTCTCCTCGAAATGACGCTGCCCGATCCTACTCGTAGGGAGGCCGAGCGATCCCTCAACTCGTTGAACGTCCTTCTGCAGGATTTTCCCTTCGAGACTGATGTTGACAGATCGGTTGCGCTGGCCGGGCTGATCACGCCGGTCGTGCGCGGGATGATGCCGGTTTGCCCTATGTTTGCCTTCCGGGCGACAGCGCCTGGATCCGGAAAGTCCTATCTCGTCGATCTGGCTGCGTCGATTGCCACCGGTCGGCAGTGTCCGGTTACGAACGCAGGCCATGATCAAGAGGAAATGGACAAGCGTCTGGGCGGCTTGCTGTTGTCCGGCTATCCCATCATGTCTCTGGACAACGTGAACGGCGAGTTGGGCGGCGACCTACTGTGCCAGGCGGTGGAACGTCCGATCGTGCGGTTGCGCGAGCTTGGGAAATCCAACTCAATCGAGATCGACAATAAGGCCGTGATTTTCGCGACGGGAAATGCCCTGCGGGTGAAGGGAGACATGACCCGGAGAACGGTCATGGCCAGCCTGGATCCCAAAATGGAGCAGCCGGAACTGCGGCAGTTCCGGACCAACCCCGTCCAGGTCGTCGCCGCAGACCGCGGTAAATACGTCGCAGCGTGTTTGACGATCGTCCGCGCCTACCTTGCATCCGGCCATGATGCCGGGCTGGCACCGATGGCCTCATTCGAGGTCTGGAGCAGGACAGTGCGGAGCGCTCTTGTCTGGCTGGGAGAGGAAGACCCATGCCTGTCCATGGTCGAAGCCCGGGAAGACGATCCTGAGTTCATGGAGCGGTCGGAAGTCATCGGCCTTCTGGCCGAGGCCATCGGAATTGGAGAGCACTGCGCTCGGACCGCGAACGAGATCGACGAACTTTCGCAGGCCGATGATACGGACCTGGCTGGCTACAAGGTTGGGCTGAAGTATCGAGATCTGAGGACAGCGCTCCTGAAGATCGCTGGGACGCCGGCCGGCAAGATCAACCCTCGAAGGTTGGGGTGGTGGTTCCTGAATAATCGCGGCCGTCTCACCGACGGCTTGAAAATTGTCGATGTCGGCACCAAGCATAAGACAAAGAAGTGGGCGGTCCTGAAAGAATGAGGGGGGTTTGTGTGGTTTTAAGGGGTCGTTTCCGCGCATGCGTGGAAATTCGCACTGACACTTTCGGTACCCTAGAGGAAACTACCCCTTAAAACCCTCTAAACCCCCTATAAAAATTCGGAAGAGATAAAAATCGGTGTTTATCCGAAAGCGATGTCGGGTGTACGATTGCGCGATCTCACGCATCCCATAGATTCCTTATCGTCGTAGGTGACGATATCTTCCGAGATAGGTGCATGCTCATAGCCATCCGTAACTGGATCGACCGACAAGGTCAGACCGACGCGCTCGAACTCGAGGTCGCATCGTTGCGCGACATGGTCGGACACCTTACGGATGAGAACCGGGCGTTGCGAGAGAAGCTGAGGTTCCGGACGCTGATCCGTGATCCCGAGACGGGACGCTTCGTGAGGGTTGCGGGATGAGCGCGCTCACGCCCCGACAGGAACGGTTCGTCGCGGAATACCTTGTGGACCTCAATGCGACACAAGCGGCCATACGGGCCGGATACAGCCCCAAGACGGCCAATGAGCAGGCTGCGCGGCTGTTAGCGAACGTTAGCGTGCAGGCGGCCGTCCATGAGGCACAAGCGGCGCGTCAGACGCGCACAGAGGTCACGCAAGATCAGGTGGTGACAGAGTTGGCCCGGATGGCCTTCTACGATGTCGGTGCCATAGCGGCTCATCCGATGTCAGGCCCCGAAGATATCGCAGCGCTTCCCGAAGACGTGCGCCGGGCGATCGTTGGATGGTCGTGGGACAAGGCGGGAAATTTCACGGTCAAGCTGTCGCCCAAGACGCCCAGCCTCGATCTGCTGGCGCGGCATCTGGGTCTTCTGAAGACCGTCAACCAGCAACTTGGGGCGGACGGCAAGCCGATCGATGCCGCACCCGTCTACCAGGTCATCATCAACTGAGGGTCAAAACAATGTCCGGCATCCGTCAACACAAAGCCATGGCCGAAGGAAAGCGCATCGAGGGCGAGCGCGAGAGCTTCGGGATCCGCTCGCTGGAGTCTGTCCAGGGCGGCCACGAACACCCCGACCGCGATCTCGACACGGGCCGCATCCTCTCCGACGCGGACCGCGCGTGCGGAAAGCATGTCTCGCGTGGCGGCGGCCGTCTGCCGGCGTCGGCCAATCCCGACCATGGGCCGCATCATCACCGCAAGGGCTGATGGAGATGGGGGATGCGCCTGACGATCCCCCGAGCGATTACGAGCCGGGTTGGTCGGACTCTCTCGACCACCCGGCGTTCGCCAGATCGGCGATCACCAACACAATGGCGACGCGCGAGGCGCCTCCGCCGGTCGAGGAATTCGAGGAGGAGCGCCGATAATGGCCAGCCGCACTACCAAACCCCGCGCGGTCTTCGGCTCCGCGCCGTCCTCGGACAGCGAAAGCGTTCGCATCCGCAAGATCAGCAATGGCTACCTGATCGCCCGATCCGGCACCAAGCGCGGCCAGTATTTCGAGCACGAGGAGTTTTCTCCGACCAAGCCGACGATCACGGCGACAGCGCCGGCAAAGCCGCGGTCACGGCCGGCGGGAGGACGATGACATGGCCAATCTGACGACGCGTCAACGCAATGCGATGCCGGCCCGTGACTTTGCCGGGGCCGACCGATCCTACCCGATCCCGGACAAAAGCCACGCGCGCAATGCCCTGGCCCGCGTCGCCCAGCACGGAACGCCGGCCGAGTGCGCCGAAGTGCGCCGCGCGGTGCATCGCAAGTTCCCGTCGATCGGGAAGGACGGCGAGCACGCGCACCACGACGGGCGCGCAGAGGCGCATCGCTGAGCGTGAGCGCCCTCACCTACAATCGGGAGTCCGTTCCCACCGTCAGGGACTTCATGGCCTCGGATGCGTTCGTTCGCGGCCTTATGGGGCCGTTCGGGAGCGGGAAGTCGTCCGGCTGCGTCTGGGAAATGGTCCTGCGCGGACTGAAGCAGGCGCCCGGTCCGGACGGAGTGCGGCGGTCACGCTGGGCAGTAATCCGCAATTCGTACCGCCAGCTTGAAGACACCACGATCCGCACCGTGCACCAGTGGTTCCCGCCGATGCAGTTCGGGCGATGGAAGCCGTCCGAGCACTCCTACACCATCAACCGCCTGGCCGCGCAGGGTGACGAGAAGCCGGCGGAGATCGAACTACTGTTCCGCGCGCTGGACCGGCCGGACCAGGTGGGCAACCTGCTGTCGCTGGAACTGACTGGCGCTTGGATCAACGAGGCGCGGGAAGTGCCGTGGGCCGTGATCGAGGCCGTGCAGGGACGCGTCGGGCGCTATCCGGCCAAACGCGACGGCGGCGCGACGTGGTCTGGCATCATCATGGACACCAACCCACCGGACGCGGAATCTGAGTGGTACAAGTTCTTCGAGGAGAAGGACCATACCGACGCGGTCGAGGCGATCGCCCAGGTGATTCCCGGCATGACGGTCGAGCGGTATGCGCGGATCTTCAAGCAGCCCTCCGGTCGCGCACCGAACGCCGAGAACCTCGATAATCTGCCGCCGGCCTATTACCAGCGCCTGGCAGTCGGCAAGACCGAGGAATACGTCAAGGTCTACATCGACGGCGATTACGGCTTCGTCATGGATGGTAAGGCGGTCTTCCCCGAGTATTCCGACACGTTCCATTGCCGAGAATGCCGTACGGTGCCGGATCTGCCGGTCTATCGTTCATGGGATTTCGGGTTGACCCCCGCGTGCGTGTTCAGTCAGATGCTGCCGTCTGGCCAGTGGATCGTGGTGGACGAACTGGTTGCGACGGCGATGGGCGTGGACCGGTTTTCCGACCAGGTTCTCGCGCATTCCGCCCAGCATTTCCCGCGCACCGAGTTCATCGACGTGGGCGACCCGGCGGGTATGCAAAAGGCCCAGACGGACGAGCGGACGTGCTTCGAGATCCTCTATGGCAAGGGGATCGCGATTGAGGGCGGATTGCAGACGCTGGCAATTCGTTTGGAGAGCGTGCGCCGACCGTTGCGCACGCTGGCTGACGGCGCGCAGTCCGGCTTCATCCTGCATCCGCGCTGCACGTCGCTCCGGCGTGGCTTCATGGGCGGATATCAGTACCGGCGCATGCAGGTATCCGGTGAGAAGTTCACCGACAAGCCGGACAAGAACAAATGGTCCCATCCGATGGACGCGCTGCAATATGCCGCGACGCGGATCTTCGGCGGATCGCTGCGCTCCGGGAGCGTCCCTCTGGCTGATGACGACGATTACAACGAGCGCCTGGACGACAGCACGCGCTCCAACGTGACGGGGTATTGAGATGTCGGGTCTGATTCTGCCGACGAACCTGGTGGCCCCGGCCGCGCGCGGATCTGTCGCATCAGCGCGTACGTGTCGTCAGTGCCGGCATCATGCAGTCGAGGCCGGTGATGTGGTCTGTCGGCGCTTCCCCCCGCAGGTGACGGTGGTGCTGGTGCCGCAGGCCGCGCCGCGCGTGGGGCAACTGGCGCCGCAGCCCTTTGCCACTTTTCCTCCGGTGGTGCCCGAGCATGTGTGTGGCGAGTTCGCGGAGATTGTGCGGTGAGCGAATCCCTCGCGATGGCTGATCAGATGGCACACGCCCTGGCGCCGGAGGATGATTTCGAAGGAGTTGCCGCGGAGGCCCCTTCCGAGATCGTAGATGACGATGCAGTAGGTCCCGACATGGACGCTGCCGAGCAGCTCATGGACTGGATCGGCAGCATCAATATCGCCGAAGAACTGACCGATTCCGAACGCGGCGAGATCGCGGACCGCGTTTCGCGTGACTACCGCACCGACGATGACAGCCGGACCGAGTGGAAAGAGCAGTGCCGGGACTGGCTGAAGGTGGCCGAGCAGGTCACGGAGCCCAAGACCTATCCGTGGCCGGGGGCGTCGAATGTCGTCTACCCGCTGGTGGCCACGGCGGCGATCCAGTTTCAGGCGCGGGCTTATCCGGGGATCGTGCGTGGCCGTGACGTGGTGCGCGGTACGGTCGTCGGTGCGGATGATGGTATGCCTGCGCCCGATCCGCGCACTGGACAGCCGATGATGGGACCGGACGGGAAACCAGTCTGGTTGGTGCAACCTGGGGCCAAGCGGACGCGCGCCGACCGGATCGGCGGCCACATGAGCTGGCAGTTGCTGAACGAGATGGAAGACTGGGAGGAGCAGACCGACGATCTTCTGCTGAAGCTGTCCATTGTCGGCACGATGTTCCGCAAGACCTATTTCGACCCCGGCCTGCAGCGCAATGTCAGCGAGACGGTGGACCCGCTGCGGCTTTGCATCAACTACAAGGCCAAGTCGTTCGCGACGGCCGCGCGCATGACCGAGGAGATCGATCTTTACCCCTGGGAGATCGAGGAGCGCATCCGGGCCGGGCTGTTTCTGGACGAAGATTACGGCACCAATCACGATGACGGGTCACAGGATGAAGACGCGCCGGTCACGTTCTTAGAGCAGCATCGGCGGTGGGACCTGGACGGCGACGGCTATGCCGAACCCTACATCGTCACCATCGCCCGAGATTCCGGGCAACTTGCGCGCATCGTCGCGGGGTTCGATGCGGATGGTGTGATGTTCGACCCGGTCACGCATCGCATCCGCAAAATCGAGGCTGTTCCCTACTATACGCGATTCCAGTTCATCCCGTCGCCCCAATCGGCAATCTATGCCATGGGTTTCGGGTCGCTGCTCTACCCGCTCAACGGCGCGATCAACACCAGCCTGAACCAGATGTTTGACGCCGGGCACCTGGCGAACGCCGGCGGCGGCTTCATCGGATCAGGCATGTCGCTGAACACCGGTTCGGTACGCTTCCAGGTGGGCGAATACAAGGTGGTGAACACGCCCGGCGCGACGCTGCGCGAAAACATGGTGCCGCTGCAGTTTCCTGGGCCGAGCCCGGCACTGTTCCAGCTTCTGCAATATCTGGTCGAGGCCGGCCGCGAGATCGCGTCGATCAAGGACATCCTGTCCGGAGCGATGCCGGGCGGAAACACCCCGGGCATCCTCGGTCTGGCTGTGATCCAGCAGGGCATGAAGGTGTTCAGCGCCATCTTCAAGCGCGTCCATCGCGCGTTGGGCGCCGAGTTCGACAAGCTCTACCGTCTTAATCGGCTCTACCTGCCGGACGACGCGGGCTATCGCCTGGGCGAGCAGTATTTCGAGGTTACCCAGGCCGATTACGAGCATGGCAGCGGAGTGCAGCCGGTCTCCGATCCCGAGGCCGTCACCGACCAGCAGCAGATGGCACGCGCGAATTTCCTGCTGACGTTCAAGGACGACCCGTGGTGCGACGGGCATGAGATCCGTCGGCGCGCGATGGAGGCGGCGGGCATCGGCGAGTTGGACAAGGTGTTGAAGGACCAGGCGCCTCCGAATCCTGAAGCCATGCACCAGATGGCCGAGTTGCAGTTGCGGGAAGACCGCGAGCGCCGGGAACTGGATATGCGGGCCCCCCACATGCGGGCTCAGGAAATCGGCGCTTTGGCCAACGCAATCCTGCATCTGGCCAACGCCCGCAAGGCGGATGCATCCATCGACCAGACATGGATGGACCTGAAACTGACACACCTGAGGGAAGCGCTCGATGCACTCACCACCGATCCAGCAACCACCGGACCCGCAGTCCCAGCGACAGGAGCGACTGGACCGACTGGCGGATCTGTCGGAGGGGGAGTTCCGGTCGTGGCGCCACCATCCGGTGAGCCGGGCGGTGTTGCTGTTCCTGGGGGATTACCGGGATGAAATCGAGCAGCAGATGCTCGCGCAGTGGCGTGCCGGCACGGTGACGCTGGCGCAGGAGCACGAAGCCCGTGGCCGCGCTGCCGTCGCGGGCGAAATCGCTGACCTGCAATGGGACGCGATCAAGAATTTTTATGAAGGGAGCGAGTGATGCGTGAGGGACGCATTCTGAAATTCAACCAGCAGGAATTCGTGGCGAGCGACTGGGACGGCGTGAACCGGGCCGGCTATGTACCGCTGGACGACAAGATCCTGGTGCTGGCGGACGTGCATGCGGACATGACCAGCGGCGCGGTGCAACTGCCGGCGGAGTATGTCGAGCGGCAGACGCTGGCCGCCGAGCACGGCACGGTGATCGCGGTTGGCCCGGCGGCGTTCCGCTGGGATGACGACGGCAAGCGCGCCTGGGAGGGCAAAGTGCCGAACCCGGGAGACCGCGTCTATTTCGAGCGCTATGCGGGCCAGTTGCTGAAGGGCGAGGACGGCCAGATGTATCGGCTGATGTCGCAACGGTGCATCGCGGCGATCGCCATATCTGACGCAGGCACCAACAACGAAGGAGAGCCGAAATAATGTCGGAAGCACTGAGCCAAGCGCCGTCCGAGATCGACGCCGATCTGGAGAACAGCACCGCCGACGCCGCACCGCAGATCAACGAGACGGAAGATCGTGCCCGTCGCATGGGATGGGTCCCGCGCGAAGAATTCCGCGGTGACCCCGACCGGTGGCGGCCGGCCGACGAATTTCTGGATCGCGGCGAGAAAGTCCTCCCGATTCTGCAGCAGAACTATCGGGCGCTGGAAGACCGCTATACCGGTCTGCAGACCGAGATGCGCGAAGCCCGTCAGGCCCTGTCCGATCTGACCGATCGTGCACGGCGCAGCGACGAGCGGGCATATCAGCGGGCGATGCGCGATCTGGAAGCCCGGCGCCAAGCCGCAGTGGCCAGCGGGGATGCGACGGCCTTCGCCGCCGCGGATCAGGAAATCCAAAGCCTGCGTGAGAGCGCACCGGCACCACGCAAGGATGAACCGCGTGCGTCGAAAGAGGAACCGACCGTGCCGCCGAAGGGACCGGCACCCGAGGTCGCGGCTTTCGTGCAGGCCAATCCGTGGTTCACCACGAACATCGAAGCCCGTCAGGACGCGATCGCGATCCAGTCGTCGGTGGACCGCCAGCATCCCGGATTGTCGCTGGCCGAGCGCCTGGAAATCACACGGAAGAAGGTGCGTCAGTTGCATCCTGCGCTTTTCGAGAACACGCGCCGCGCTGCGCCGGCCGCCGTATCGAGTCCGAGCGGTGATGGTGCGCGCAAGCCCAACCCGCGCGGGTTCGAGGCGCTGCCCGCTGATGTTCGGAAAGAATACGATCGCTATGCCCGCGCGCTGTCGGGGAAGGGCAAGCCGCTGACCAAGGACGAATGGGCTGGATATTACTGGGAGAACGAAGCATGAGCCGCATACCCCTGAACGAGTCCGCACAGCGCCGGGCCTCTGCCGTGGCCGAGAACCATATGGCGGCTGGCCCTGTCCGTCAGCGCCCGGGTGGCCGCAAGCCCTTCGGCACCCATGAGCAGAAGCTGGCGTATCCGAACCGCGACGGCTACCACAGGCACTGGTTCAATGACGAGCCCGGCCGCATCGCGCGCGCGCAGGAAGCCGGCTACACGCAGGTGATGGACGATTCCGGAAAACCCGTGAGCATGACGGTGGGCGTCACGCGCGGCGGCGGACCGCAAATTGCATACTTGATGGAAATACCCGAAGAGTGGTATCGGGAAGATATGGCGGCGCAAGATGCCGAGCATCGGGTGATTATGGACCAGATCAGGAACGGTCAAGTCCCCGGCGGCCCGACCGGTGCCGATCGCAGCGCGCAGTATGTGCCCGTTGCGACAGGAATCAAGATCAGCGAGGAACGCCGTTGATCAATAAGACTCCGGCGTCCAGGATGATGCCGGATACTACCCCGGCCCCATAGCGCGGGCCGGCTGCGCCAAAGTCAACGGCGCGACATCAAAGGCAGAACACCGCAGGAATGATTATCGGCACGCGCACGGACGCGCTTGCCGCGTCTCAACTGTGCAGAGGCTCTGCCACGATGAATCCCAATGTGCCCCGCGGCCTGAAGCCGCTGGCCTACACGTCCGGCGCTCCTTACAGCGGCGGCATGCAGGTCTATTACGTCCCTCCGGGCAACCCGAATGCCCTTTTCGTCGGCGATCCCCTGGTGGTGCTGGACGGCCAAGCTGACGCCAATGGCGTGCCAGCCGTAGGCCTCGCGACCGCCGGAGCGTCCGGCTACATCACCGGGTCGATGCAGGGCGTCGCCAACAATGCCGGCGAGCTGGTGCAGACGGTGCTGCAGAACACGCCCGTGTATCTGCCGGCCGGGCAGTCCGGATACGTCTACGTTGCTGACGACCCGAACCTGGTCTTCCTTGTGCAGGAGGATTCCGTAGGGGGCGCGCTGACCGCCGGCGCAGCGTCGAAGAACATCAATCTGGTAGCCGGTTCCGGGTCGCTCGTGACCGGAAATTCCGGCTGGCAGATCCAGTCCAGCAGCGCGGAGACGACGGCCACCGGGCAGATGCGCATCTTGCGCGCGATGCAGGCGATCGACAACGCGATTGGCACGAATGCGAAGTGGCTGTGCCGCATCAATCTGCACACCATCACCAACACCACCGGCGTCTGAGGAGCTTTCCCAATGGCCGTAATCACGACGGGCGCACACCCGAAAGCCCTCTGGCCCGGTATCAAGGCGTGGTGGGGGCGCAGCTACGATGAACACCGCGTCGAATACCTGGATCTGTTCGAGAAGCAGACCTCGGACAAGGCGTACGAGGAGGAAGTCGAAATCACCGGCTTCGGCCTGGCGCCGGTGAAGCCGCAGGGGCAGCAGATCTATTACGACGTGGAATCGCAGGGATCGGTCAGCCGGTTCACGCACGTCGCCTACGCGCTGGGCTACATCGTGACCTACGAGGAGCTGCGCGACAACCTGTACGAGACCGTATCCAAGCGGCGCGCATCCCAGCTTGCGTTCTCGATGCGTCAGACCAAGGAAAACGTGCTGGCCGGCATCTACAACATGGCATTCTCGCCCTCGGCGCCGGGCGGTGACGGTGTATCGCTGGTCTCCAACGCGCATCCCACGCTGTCGGGCAATCAGTCGAACCTGCTGACCACGGCGGCTGACCTGTCCGAGACGGCGATCGAAGACCTGGTGATTCAGGCCATGCAGTGCCAGAACAACCGGGGCATGAAAATCTCGGCACTGCCGCGGTCCCTGCATGTGCCTTCGGCCCTGTGGTTCGAGGCCAACCGGGTGTGCAATTCGGTGCTGCAGAACGACACGGCGAACAACGCCATCAACGTGCTGCGCGCGACCAACGCGTTCCCCGAAGGCATCAAGCTGAACCATTACTTCACCAGCCAGACGGCGTGGTTCATCCGCACCAACGTGCCCAATTCGCTGACCTATTTCGAGCGCGATCCGATCGCCTTCGACCAGGACAACGATTTCGACACCAAGAACGCGAAGGCCGCCTGCTACGAGCGCTATTCCGGCTACTGGGCGGACTGGCGCGGGCTGTACGGCACGCCCGGCGTGTGATCACCGGCCCCGCGCATCATGCGCGGGGCTTACCGGCGCCGGCTTCGGTCGGCACCTCATTGGGTAGAGGACCAGACCATGGCAACCCGCAAGATGACCGAGACGAAAGCCGAGGGCCACGTCCACATCCATCACCACCATCATCATCACGGCAAGGAGCCGTCCAAGGCAGCCGATCGCAAGGGTGGCGTGAAGGCCGCGCGTGACGAGAAGCGCAAGAAGGATGGCGAGTTCAACGGCGACAAGCGGACGCGCCGCACGATGCGCCGCAAGTGATCCAGGCGGCCGGGCATTACCCGGCCGCTTTTCTCTGATGTGACAGGAGGGCGCGATGGCCCTGAAGACCACGAAATTTCCGAACGGTGTGGATGTCGGTGCCGGCCTGGAGCAGAATGGAAGCCCCTTGTCCATCCCGACTCAGCAGCCGGCCGTCCCGGAACTGACCGACAATAGCGGCGGAACGTCGCAGGGCGACGCGCTGGAGGCGGTCCCCGTCGCGACGGCTGCGGCAACGGATACGTCTGCGGCTCTGCTGACCAGCGTCAACACGGCCCTGACGGCAGTCAAGAACGATCTGTCCACGCTGGCCGCTGCGGTGAACGGCATCAACGCGGCCCTGACGGCTGCCGGCATTCTGGAATAAGGCGCACCATGGCCGACGTGACCACTTCACAGATCATCCAGAACGGCCCTCGCAACCTGATCATGAAGTTCACAGACGTGAGCGACGGGACAGGTTTGTCCGCCGTCAAGATTGTGGACGCGCAGTCCGCTGCCTATGCCGTGCAGACCCAGCCTCCCGGCGTCCATCTCAAGGTCAAGCGGATCGTCTACGACGTGCACGGCATGGTGGTCCGGCTGCAATGGGACGCGACCGAACCGGTCGATCTGGTTACGCTTTCGGGGTTCGGACATTTGGACTTCAAGCGGTTCCAGGGGATTCCGAACCCGAAGACGCCGGGCGTAACGGGGTCGATCCTGTTGACGACGATCGGCGCGGCGGCGGACAGCGCGTTCACTATCGACCTGGAAATGATCAAGGGCGTTCCGCAGTTCTGAGGAGCCGGGCATGACCGAGGCGTGGTACTACAACCCGGCCGACCATTACGTGCTGGACGACATTTCGGGCTTCAAGGTCCGGCGGTCGCGGACGCGCACCATTCCCGGCGGCCAGACCGGACAGGCTGTCGTTGACCGCAAGCGCTGGGAGCCGCAGCAGCCGCAGGATTTCGTGCGCGGCGTCGTGGATGACCAGACGGTCGATGTCGCTCGTCCCCGCCAGCAGAACCAGTTCATGATGGTCGGCACCTTCATCACGCAGGCTGCATCGGTAGGTGCGTTCGCCATCGTGGTCGATTCCGCGGTCGGCATGACCGCAGGCGACACGCTGCAGATCATGCTGGACAGCGGCATCAATTTCACTGCGCAGATCACGTCGATCGAGGGCTCCACGATCGCGCTCGCTACGCCGTTGCCAGCGTCGGTCGGAACGCTGGGCGACCCGGCGCAGAACATGGTGCTTGATCTCACGGCGCCACAGGCCCCCTTGAACTGGATTGGACCCGGCGCAGCATGACGACCAGCGGAACCGCGACGTGGAACCCTAGCGCCTCCGCCATCATCAACGGTGCGCTGCGGCTGATCGGCGCCATCGCCAGTGGTGAGACGCCGCCTGCCAACGAATACGAAGACGCAATGATGGCGCTGAACGGACTGATCAAGTCCTGGCAGGTGTCAGGCGTGCATGTGTGGGCGCAGACCGAGGGAACACTGTTCCTGCAGCCGGGGCAGGCGCAATATGCGATCGGCGTGAACAGCCCGGATCACGCGACAGGGGCCGCCGGCATCACGGCATCGACCGCCCTGGCGGCGACCGGAGTGGCGCAGATCGCCCTAGCTTCCGTGTCTGGCATCGTGGCGGGAAGTCAGATTGGCATCGTCCTGGATTCCGGACCGGTCTTCTGGTCGTCGGTTGCCTCGGTATCTGGCACAATGGTCTATCTGGCCTCGGCGCTGCCGTCGCAGGCATCGGCCGGCGCGGTGGTGGCATCCTATAGCGCGCCATTCGTGCGTCCGCTCAAGGTCATCGGAGCGCGTTTGGTCAACCCGACCACTGGCGTGGAAACGCCTCTGATCCCCATGTCGCGTCTCGACTACGCGAACCTGTCCGGCAAGACCGCGCCTCCAGGGGCTCCCGCGCAATATTTTTACGACCCGCAGCTTGGGTCGGGGATATTCAGCGTGTTCCCTGCCCCGGCGGATGGATCGACGCTGATCCGGTTCACTTGCCAGCGGCCCTTGCAGGATTTCGGCAGCCAGGCCGACACGGCGGATGTGCCGCAGGAATGGTCGTCGGCCCTGCGTTTCGCCCTGGCGGTGGAACTGGGGCCGGAATACGATTGCCCGCAGGCGCGCATGGAGATGCTGAAGGGCATGGCGGACGAGAAGTTCGCCGTCGTTTCCAAATGGGACGTCGAGCCCGAGGGCACCACCACCTATCCGTTCAGTCAGTCTCTGTATCAGATGATTGCCGGGGCACTGCGTCTATGCGGCGCTGTCGGCCCGCAGGATGTGCCTCGCCTTGGACTGATCGAAAACGCGTTCACGGCGCTGAACGCCATGGTGCAGGCGTGGCAGGCCTCCGGCATTCATGTCTGGGCCGAAGAGGATTGCACGCTGTTCCTGCAACCGGGGCAGGTACGCTACCTGCTGGGCTCTACGTCGCCCGACCAGGCGACCGTCAGCAGCCAATGGTCCGAAGCCACGCTTGCCGCTACCGCGCTATCGTCGGCATCAGACGTCGTCCTGTCTTCTGCGAGCGGCGTGGCGGTGGGCAGCCAGATCGGCATATGGCTGGGTGCTGGGCGCACCTTCTGGACCACCGTAACTGCTCTGTCAGGGACTACGGCAACGCTGACGGCGGCCCTTCCCGCGCAGGCGTCGGCTGGGGCGCGGGTGGTGTCCTATGCCACACCGCTGATCCGGCCTCTGCGCGTTCCGGGCGCGCGCCGGTACCATTTCGCGCCGCCGGACGGACAGGCGATCGAAATCCCAGTCGTGCCGATGTCGCGGCTGGATTACGCCGCCGTGCCGAACAAGACGACGCCGGGGACGGTGACGCAGTTCTTTTATGACCCCCAACTTGGCAATGGCGTAATCCACGTTTGGCCAGCGCCATCGGACAACCGGAACGCACTGAAGTTCACGGCGCAACGTCCGCTGACGACTTTCGCGACGCTCACGTCCGCCCCTGACTTCCCGGACGAATGGCTAGCGGCCATGCGCTGGAACCTGGCGGTGGAAATGTGGCCAGAGTTCAACGGATCGAACAATCCGCGCGGGAATCCGGCACAGTACGCCCTGCTGAAGGAGGAGGCGCGCAGCAAACTGATGGTGGCACAGGGCTGGGACCGCGAGCCGCAATCGGTGCTGTTCGGCGCGGGCGTCGGCCCGGCCGGACGGTCGGGTTAATCGTCATGGTGGTGCAAGCCGTTCCCTTTGCGGTGCAGTCCTACCGGGCGCGATCCGTCGCGCTGGACGCGCAGCGCTGCGTCAATTTCTATGCCGAATCCGAACCGAAGGACGCGAAATCACCGATCGGCGTGTGGGGATGCCCCGGGCTGGTCGCGTTCGCGCAATGCGGCAGCGGCCCAATCCTCGGCACATGTGTCATGAACGGCATCCTGTACGTGGTGTCCGGGCAGACGCTCTATCAAGTGGACGATAACGGCAACGCCACGGCACTCGGTAGCACCTGGGTTACGGGTCCGGTGTCGATGGATACCAATGACACCTATCTCGTCTGGGTCGATGGTAATTCCGGCTGGTACTATACGGTAGCCGGCGGGATTGAGCAGATCACCGACGAGAACTTCTACCCGGCCGACAGCGTCGTGTATTTCGACACCTATTTCGTGTTCAACCGGGCGGGGACGCGGGAGTTCTTCATCTCGCCGGAAGGCGGCCTACTGCCCTTCGACGGTACGCAGTTCGCAACGAAAGAAGCGACGCCGGATATGCTTCTGGCGATCACAAACACGCATGAACAGCTTCTGCTGTTCGGCGCGGCGCGAACGGAGGTGTGGTATGATGCGGGCAATGCGCCGCCGACCTTTCCGTTCCAGCGGTTCGATGGCGCCTTTATCCAGCGCGGGATTGCCGGGCCGCATGCCCATTGCCTGGAGGATAACACGACCTTCTTCCTAGGCGACGACGGGGTGTTCTACAGGCTGAACGGATTCCAGCCGGAGCGCATTTCGACCCATGCGACCGAGGGGGCGTGGCAGTCGTATTCGCGCCGCAGCGATGCGCGCTGCTTCAGTTACACGCTGGAAGGCCACAAGTTCATCAACCTGCTGTTTCCCTCGGCCCCGGCAAGCTGGGTCTATGACGTGGCGACCGGCCTATGGCATGAGCGGGAATCGTGGACCGGAGGCAGCGAGGACAGTTCCATCGGGCGCTGGAGGATCAGCGGTGCCGTGCAGGCCTACGGACGCACGCTGCTGAACGATTCCCTGACCGGCACTGTCGCGCAGCACAGTTTCGAGGTTTACACCGAACTGGGGGCGACGATGCGCGGCATGATCGTCTCGCCGCCCATTCACGACGCGCGCCGCCGGGTGTTCATGCAGCGGTTCGAGCTGGACGTGGAAACCGGAATTGGGCTGCCGGGCGCCCCCACGACGCAAAACGTGACCTATGCGCCGACAGGAGTGGAAATCACCGCGCCGTCGAAACTGACACATGCGGGGGCACCGTCTGGATCTGCCGCATTCATCGCCAATCTGCTGGCAAGCGTGTGGGCCTACCTGCCGGACGCCGCGGTGCCAAATGGGATGCTGTTCGGCAATTCCCCCACGCTGGACGGTGGCCCGGGCTTTGTTGTGCTGCTGGTCAATGACCAGGCCGACAGCACGGCGCAGATCGTGGTCCGGGCATGGGATGCGAGCGGCAATCCGATCGTGGCGGCCAGTTATCCCTACGCTGGATGGTCGACCTGGGTGAACGTGCAGCTCTCGCTGTCGCCATCGTCCCAGAGATTGCAGGTCTACGCGAACGATGTGGCGTTGGTGCCGTCCAGCGTCACATGGTCGTCGGCGGTTCCGGTGCCCAATCTTGCTTCGCAACCGTGGATCGTGGCGCCATCGGATGGGACGGACAATCCAGCCGGCGTTCTGGCCGATCCGTCCTTCGGTGGCCACACAGCAGGCGACGGAACGCATTGGCTGAATGCGTCGCCCATGCCCGACCAGTTCGGCAACATGATTTCGGGTGACGGCAGCGGGAACATCAATGCCGTGTCCGCGACGGGGTCGGTCGTCTGGACGGTCTCTTATGCGACGCTCCAATCCGATGTGGAGTCACAGGTCGGAACTGTGACGGACTGGTTCTCGTGGGGGGCAACGCCAAGCGTTCTGATGCAGGGCCAGTATCTGGCCGTCGCAACCGGGTTCGGGTCCTGGTATGTCGGCCTGTCGATCTACCGGCTGAATGATGGGGCTGCACCAACGTTCCTTGGCCTTGTCCGTTACTGGACGAGCGAATTAGGCGTCGACTACGGCGATGGCCGGTGCTTCCTGGCGGGAACGCAAACGATCAACGACCCGATCTTGATGATGCAGGACTCGTGGCCCGGTGCCGTCAAGAATGTGTGCGTCTTCCCGTCGATTTCGCAGATCATTTCAGGCGCCGCGAAGACCGGCGGCATCAATGGCCTGTATCCGTCGCTAGGCAACACAGCGACATGGGCGTCGTATCAGGTGCCGCAGATCAATTATACCTACCCTGCCGCTCTGGGAACAAATCTGCTCACGGAATGGGAATATAACGGGAACGTTGGGTTCTTCCTGCCTGATGGAGAGGGTGGGACCAACCATTACCTGTATTTCAGCCGGGGCGACATGGCGGCGAACGCAGTTTCCGGCGGGAATGCCAACAGCGAAATCGCGAACGTCATAGGGCCGGCCTACCCGGACGGAGCCATGGTCAAGATCGCCATGGGCACGGTCGGCTATGACGCCCTGGTCGAGTCGAATTTCGCGAAAAACGAAGCGACATCCTTCAGCGCGACCTTGCCGATGTACAGCATCGACAATGCGAACTGGGTGAACGGGGCCGGGGCGGCGCAGATTCCGTTTTCCGACGAATATGCCTACATCACCACCGGACAGCCGGGCGGAACGGATGTCTATGGCGGCCAGCCTGGCCTGATGCCGATTCCCGGAACGTCGCACTGGCTGGTCACGTTCCTCAAGGTCGGGCGGTCCGACAGCCAGGCCAACCTGTCCGGGGCCAGCGTGTGGGATACGGTGCGCGCGTTCGTCTATGCCGGCGGAAACGCCGTGCAGCTCGGGGGCGCCGTCTCGGGCGAGGCGTATGCCGGGGCGGCGGACTGGTCCGGATACACGCTGCCGGGATCGACGGGCGTGTGGGGCGACTGGAACGCCGTCGCCTATGTGCGGGACGATACGGTTCTGGTCTTCGGCAATATGTACGGCACGGCGGCCGGGGCCTATCCGGCCCCCGAGGGCGCGCAATATTGCACCCGGTTCGGCACGCTGGCCCTGGCGGTGGCGCAGCTTGCCGACCTGTTCATCGCGACCCCGCCGGCGCCCGTGGATCTGTCGGTGGTCGCGAACCGGCGCCTGTTCCGCAGCGCGGCCGGGGGGGCGCAGTATCCGGGGGCGGACGGATCGGTGCCGCTGGGTGTCGCGCCGCCGGTGTTCCTGACCGTAGCGCCGGGGACGCAGGTGGACACCTTCGCGAATAACGGCGGCAGCGGTGGTCCGTTTGCCCTTTCGGGCACCCTTGATGCAGCAGAATCCAACCCGCCCGGCAGCACCTATCAGGAGGTCATGGACCAGGCCGCCAACACGCCCGTGGGGGCCGACCCGCAGATCATGCTGGACTGGTCCGACGACGGGGCGCGGACATGGAGCGCGCTGCGGCTGTGCCGGTCCATGGGCCGCCAGGGCGAATACCTGACGCGCCTGCGCTGGATGAAGCTGGGGCAGGCGCGGCAGCGGGTGCTGCGCCTGCAGGTGACGGACCCGGTGCGGCGCAACCTGATCGGGTTCTATCTGGATATCGAAGCGGGGATGGACTGATGCCGGAGCCATCGCGCCAGACGCTGCCGGTCGGGGACCGGCCCTTCGTCGACGGCACCGGGGCGCTGACCCTGTCGGCCTATCAGTTCCTGGCGCGGTTGCAGGCCGGTGCCTCTACGACAATCCGCAACGTCCAGGTGATCGCGGAGGCGCTGGGCATGCCGGTGGCGTCCATCCCCAGCGGCGGAAATGGGGATGTGACGCTGCCTGCGTCTTATCCTCCCCCACCGGATGCGACGCCAGCCCTCCATTCCGGAGTGAACGAGGCACGGCTTCTGGCGCTGCTGGCCGCTATTCCGCGCCCGGTGGCGGCATCGGAGACAGCAGTGCCATCACCGCCTGCGCCGCCGACGGATATCGTCGTCCTGCATAACGGCGCGCGGGTGCTGGACGGGTTCGGATCGCCGGTCGGGCGCGTTGCAGGGTGGATCGGGGACCTGTACTTGCAGCGGGACGGCAGTTCATTGGGTGCCCTGTGGTCGAAGCAGTCTGGCGCCGGCACTGACACAGGGTGGTCCACCGGAAATGGCGGGACGCCGTCGGCGGGAGTTCTCGCGCTGGTCAATGGTGACCTCCCCGGTCCGTCATTCATGACAGATCCCCTGGGGCAGACAATAGGAGTGCCTGTGTAATGGCCAGCAGCACGCTTATCGTGGACTATCTAGGCGAGGGACCGGCAGCCAATCGTCCGGCTTCCCTGTCCATTTCGTCGGCGGCACTGGGCATCTATTACGCAACGGATACCAAAGTGCTATCGCTGTGGAACGGCACGGGCTGGGATAGCGCGACCGGCGACGGCCTGAGCCCGATCGTAAGCAATACCGTGCTGGGGAATGTCAGCGGTTCGAGCGCGGTTCCGACGGCTCTGAACCAGGCGCAGTTGACGGCTTTGGTGAACAGCTTCACGACGACGCTCCCGGGCGCGGTGCCGGCCAGCGGCGGCGGGACAGCCAATTTCCTGCGTGCCGACGGGACATGGGCCGCACCATCAGAGACGAGTGCGCCGGAAATCGTCCAGAGTCAGGTAGTGGCCTATTCGTCCTCAGCTCTGGTTGTTCCTCTGACAAACACCCCCGAAGCAGGCAATATGCTCCTGTATGTTGGGGCGAAATGGCCCACCAACCCGGGTCTATCTCCGGGCTGGTCGCAACTTTATATGGATGGGTCCGAGTCCAGCGACGGGCTGATGATCGTCTATCGGTACGCGATGCCGGGAGACACCAGCAGCATCACGCTTTCGACCCAGGCGACGGGGTGGTCAGGGTGTCTGTTCGAACTCTCCGGAGTGGCAACGGGGAATATCGTCTCGGTACAGGAAGGGAACAATTATTCGGGCGGCGGTACCGCGATCAACGCGGGTTCGGGAATACCAGACAATAACAGCTTCGCGGTCGGCATGGTCTCTTCCCTAGGGGCTGCCACCGAGCCGACGGTGACCTTGACCGGCGCCACGGCAGGACAAACTGCATGGACGACTGGTAGTACAAACGGAGGAAATCGTTTCGTATCTGCGTTTACGTCGGGTCTACTGTCAAAAGGAGGAATTACTGTTGGAGCGGAATTCTCAGCCGCGGCGACGGGCACCAACATCGTAGGAATGGCAGTGATAAGCCCGGTGCGATAGGACGCGCTTGCGCCGCCCTATGCTCGTAAGGTAAAAACGCACATCAGGGCATAGGCATCGCCCGCCATCCGAACGCCCCCCCGCCGGGGGACGTGTACGCGAATGCAGGTGCCATGTCCGTTCAGCCCGTATCCCTGATTGCCGCGCAGGCCGTTCCGGCATCCGCTGCGTCTCTCTACATATCGCCCACGGGCGTAATCTCGCGCATTGATAGCCTGAGCGTCTGCAACATCGGCACGGCGCCGGCGCAGGTCACGATCTATCTCGTTCCCTCGGGATCGACTGCGGGCGCCACGAACACCACCACGCTCAGCCAGACGATCCTGGGCGGCCAGACGTGGAACAGCCCGAACGAGATCGGCAAGGTGCTATCGCCAGGGGATGCCATCGCGGTTATGGCGTCGGCGTCGAACGCCCTCACCGTTGTGGCGGCCGGCCTGCAGGTGACCACGTCGTGAACGTCTATCAGGTCGAGCCATGGGCGCATGTGCTTCCGGAATTGCAGGTTCTGTGGGAGAGCCATTGGCGCGAGGTCGGACGCGACCATGACGCGATGCCGCTCTCGCCCGATCTGGCGAAATACGCGGCGATCGACGCACAAGACTGCCTGCATGTGGTGACGATGCGGCGTGACGGCTGCCTGGTCGGTTATGTCATCGCCATCATCCAGACCCACCTGCATTACCAGACAGTCCTGCATGCGGTGCTGGACCTGTATTACGTCGCGCCCGAGGCCCGGCGCTGGACGGCGGGGCCGGCACTGCTGCGCACGGCGGAACGGACGCTGTCCGCGCGGGGCGTGCGGCGCGTGATCGCCGGCACGAAACTGCATCATGCTCCCGACGGGCGGCCGCTGGATAACGGCGTGATCCTGCGGCGGCTGGGCTGGGCACCGTTCGAGACGCTTTACGAAAGGTGGATCGCACCATGACATCGATCATCGGGGGATCGGTAGCCGGCGTTGGGTCGCTGGTCAGTGGCTTGATGGGGTCGAGTGCAGCGAGCAAGGCTGCGAAGCAGGAAGCTGCCGTCCAGCAGAACGCCCTCAACTACGACGAGGGCATCTATAACACGGCCACCACGAACCTTAGTCCGTATATCTCCACCGGCACGAATGCGCTCTACAGCCTCGCGGACCTGATGGGGCTTGGCACGGGATCGAACGGACAAGGGTCGGGTGCGCTGGATGCCTACCAGCAGTACACCCAGACGCCCTACTACACCTTTCCGCTGCAGCAGGGCGAGCAGGCGCTGAACCAGGCGGCGGCGGCGAAAGGGCTGTCGCTTTCGGGCGGGCAGCTTTCGGCGCTGGGTAATTATGCGCAGAACTATGCCAGCCAGAATTTCGGGAATTACATGACCGCCCTGCAGCAGTTGGCGGGCAGCGGTTCGAGCGCGGCGTCGAGTCTGGCAGGATCTGGCAGCAGCGCGGCGTCCACGGGGAGCAATATCTCGTCGTCGCTGGCCAGTGCCCTGGGAAGCGGAACGGTGGCGTCGAACAATGCGCTGTCCAGCGGCATAACCGGTCTGCTGAGCGGTCTGTCCGGAACCCAGAACACCAGCAGCGGGACCAGCACGAACGTGCTTTCCTCTCTGGCCAATTATCTTGGCGGGGGCGGGTCGTCTTACGGTTCGGACATTTTCGGTGGCGCCGGTGGCACGACAGCGGCGGGGTGGTAACAGATGCCTGACAATCCATTCGCTGCCTACGTCTCCGATCCGATGGCACTGATCAACGCGAACAATGCTGCCCAGCAACAGGCGGCGCAGATCCGGCAGGCCAATCAGGACACGCTGGGCAAGCAGATCGCGAACCAGCAGAATGCGCTGATGCTCGCGGGGCGGCAGTATTTCCTCGGCCAGCAGATGGGTGGCCAGCCGAATGCGCTGGCAGCCGCCGCGCCGCAAACAGGCGGCAGTTCGTCGTTGGCTAGCGTGCCGATTCCTGGGCAAGGCGCTTCGCCGCCTGTGGCAGGGAACACCGGAGCGCCGGTCGACCAGGAAATTGTTCCTGGCGTCACCCTGTCGCAATGGGGCGGACGGATCGCGCCGTCCGGGTTCTCGATGCCGCAGCAGGACATGTCACTGGCGGCGATGTCGCCGGATATGGACAAGGCGTTCGCGACGGCATTCGACCGGCGCCGCACTGCCCTGTTCCAGCTTGCGTCCGATGCGACAACCCCCAAGGAGTGGGACCAGAACGTCGTCCAGGCGTACCGGCAGGGATATCTGTCTCCGACCGATCTGCAGCATCTGTATGGCAATTTCGGACATCGGGATGCGGTGATGAACTCCCTGACCGATGCCAAGGCCCTGATGGGTTACAATCAGGCAGCCATGGGCCAGGGCATGCGTGTCGGGCCTGACGGACGTCCGGAAGCCGCGCCCGATATCGTGGCGGCACAGGCGGCGAAGTCTGGCGCCACGACCAGCGCCGAAGCGGCGGCGCGGGCCGGCTACGACACAATGGATTTGCCGCAGCAGAATCTCGACGGCAGCTATTCAAAGCGCACGATGACGAAGGCGCAGGCGCTGGGCGTGCTACGCGGGCAGCCCGGCGTGGCGCCTAATTACACGGATGCAATCACGTCGTGGGAAAACCCGAGCGGCAATCCCGCCCAGCCGAATGCCAGCGGCCCGGGCGGCACGCCCACGACATCAGCGGTCGGAAACGGCCAGTTCCTTGGAGGGACCTGGGCGCCCCTTATCCGCCGGATACGTCCCGATCTGGCCGGCCAGTCGGACGACCAGCTTAACGCCCTGCGATCCGACCCCGATCTGACGCGCCAGGCGACAGCGGCCTATGCGCAGCAGAATGCACAGCGGCTGGGTCAGCTTGGCATCCCGGCAACCGGACCGACGCTGGCGCTTTCGCACCGCTATGGCGCCGACGGCGCGGCGACGGTGTTGCGTGCTGCCACTCAGGCCCCGAACCTGACCCTTGCACAGGTGCTGCCGAATGCGGCGCAGGCGAACCCGCAGCAGGCCGGACAGCGAATCGGGGACATCGTGGGGGATGCATCGCGGCGGTTCGCGATGGTCGCGCCGCCCGGGCAGCAAGCATCCGGCGGTGCTGGGGACGCGCAGGCACCGGCCGCCGGGAATGCGCAGTTCGCTGCAGGCACGCCGCCCCTCCCCGGCGTCGCGGGCAAGCCAGAACTGAGCCCGCAGGGACAGGCCGACCTGAACGTCGCGACTGCGGCGCGAACCAAGGCCGCGCAGGACATGGAAGGTGTGCGGACGGCTACGGCCAACCAAGTGGAAGGCGCACAGCGCAACAACGGTATCCTGACGCAGATGAACCACGAGGTGGACGCCGGGACCTGGACGCCAGACAAGTATTCGTCGGTCCGTCTGGGACTGTGGAAGAGCCTGAACGCCCTGCGGTCGATGGCCGGCATGGAGCCGCTGGAGGGTGTGGGCGACCAGGAAGCTTACGTGAAAAACTCAGTCCAGCTTCTGGGCGGGTTCGTGCATCAATACAACCCTCAGGGGGGCGCGCATGTCACCGAAGCCATGTCCTCCGGCATCCCCAACGACACCATGTCGAAGAGCGGCATCAAGGCAGTCAACAGCGAACTGATGGGCCTGAACGACTGGGTCATCGCGAAGAACAATTTCGCGGCCGACTACCAGGGCAACGCGGCCCAGTTCCAGCGTGATTGGAACAACGTCGCTGGGGACCCTACCCCGTTCATCATGTCGCGGATGGAAAAGCCGCAGATGGATGTGTTCGCGGCGCAGATGAACCGGACGAAAGAAGGACGCCAAGAGTTTCAGTCGCTGGTCGGGCGCATGATCCAGCTTGAAACGAGCGGCTTGATCAAGGGGCGTGCATAATGGGAACGGCAGCAGATTGGGCGCAGCTCGCGGGCATCCCGCTGCCTGGCGCGCAAGGTCCGGTACCGGCTGCGGGGACGCCTGACAGTGGCGCCGGACTGGCCCCGGCATTCCCTGCCGGTCAGGATGCAGCAGATGTATGGCAGCCTGCGGCGGCAGGAAGCGCACCGCCGGTGGGCGCCGCCCCCATGCCGCCCTATCCCATCAGCGCGCGGTGGCAAGCCGCGATGAACGCACTCCCTCCACCGGGGCAACCGGCGGAGGGAAGTGCCGCGCCGACGTCCGCAATGGATTCTGGGCCGAAATACACCACGATGTCCGGCATCGCAAAGAACGCTGCTGCCGGGGCTGTCGAGGGCGCGGGCGACCTGCTGAACGTGATGTCCGATCCGTTCGGGAATCTGGTTGGCCGCCCTCTGGCGACTGTCGGCGTGCTGGCCCATGACCTGATCGTTCCGCATTTCGGCGGCAAGGCGTTCACGCCGCAGGAGCGCGCCGAGCTTCTGGATGACGGCGGCGACCAGATCGGCACGCAGGCGGTGAATGCCAGCGCGCGCGCAGTCGGCGCGACGGCGCCGGGCCAGGTCGCTCCACAGACTGGATTCGAGCAAGGCGTGCGCGGCGTCGCCCGTATGGGCACTGGTGCCGCGCTGCTGGGGCCGGGGGAAGGTGCCCAGGCTCTCGCAGGAAATTTTGCGACTGGCGCGGCGGCCTATGGCGGCGGCCAGATGGCTGACGCGTTGGTGCCCGAATCATCGAAGTGGCACCCAACCGCGGAACTGGCTGGCCAGATTGCTGGCGGCGCGGGAATGGCTGGCGGCGAGGCGCTGGCACGTGGCGGTGCGCGACTGGCGAGCGATGTGGCGCGGCACGTCACCGAGCCCCTTTCGATTGGCCCGAAGGTCGCCGCGATCGACCCGACCACCGGACAGCCGATCCTTGATGCGAACGGCGTTCCGTTGATGACGACCGTCGGCCAGCAGCGTGTCGCTGCGCGGAACGTTGCCCAGGCTGCCGGTCGGACGCCGACGGATCTGGCCGCTGCGCTGCCGCCGCAGGACGAGGCGACGCTGGTGCCCGGGTCCACGCCGACAATGGGGCAACTGACCGGAGATACCAGTCTGCTGGGCTATGAGCGCAACCTGCGCAACACCGTGGGCCGCGCAGCATTCACGAACGCCGAAGCTATCAATACGCTCGCCCGACGCGCCGCGCTGGAGGGTCTGGCGCCAGCCGAGGCTGGCACGGCCATGCGCGAGTACGTCACGTCACATCTGGCCGACCTGCAACGACAGGCCGAGGAGAACGACGCGACAGCGCGGCAAGGCGCGACGTCAACCGCGGATCAGATCGGCGGGGCTGGACAGCCATCTGAGTACGGGCAGGAGATGAGCGAGCATGTCCAGCGCCAGTTCGCGCCGGCGTTCGCAGCCAGCGACCACGATTTGCAAGCGGCGCGCGGCGGCGTGGCGAATGCCCTGAACGCGGCCGGCGGAAACCCGGCGACGACTGACGTGCAGGCGCTGGGTGCCGGTCAGCAGCAGGGCCTCGATGCGATGCGGCAGCCGGTGAAGGCGGCGGCCAGCCGCCTGTATGAAGCGATCGACCCGGACGGGACCCTTGCGTTGGATGCGCGTCCGGTCGGCGCGGCGGCGCGCGATATCCAGAGGAACGTCGGACTGGGCGGCGCAGTGTCGGCGGCCGAGCGCGCGCCTTTGGACGCGGCGGCCGGCATTCGGGGCGTGATCCCGTTCTCCGACCTGCGCAGCTTGGCGAGCAACACGAGCGCCGCCTTACGCGCGATCCGACGCGATCCTCAGCTTGGGGCCGAGTCCCAGTCCTATCGCCGCATATCGCAGTTGCAGGACGCGATCCATGGCGCCATGAGCGAGGCAGCATCCCGGCGGGCGGAAGATGATGCTGAGGCGATAGCGGCTGGAACGATGCGGCCGGAAGATGGTATAAGCGCGCGGCTAGGGGGGACCCTGGATCAGGAGATCGATCAACGACTGTCTGGAGAGCCATCTGGAACAGAAGCCGCGACGGGAACCTGGGGAAATTCTGGCGGTGAAAATTCTCCGGCTCCCACCACACGACAGGGCACCGTTCCTAGCGGAGATGGAGCAGAAGTACCTCAGGCTCGGGGACCTGGAAATGCTCCGGGAGATCAGGGCCTATCGACGCCTGAAGGAAGAGGGGCGCCTCCCGCCGGGAACGCAGGTCTAGCGCCTGCAGAAGGGCCTTTCGGACCGATCCACACCACATATCGGCACGATGCCAATGAGGCTATTTCCCGCCTGCTTGCCGACAAAACGGGCGAAGCTGTAGGGGCTCTTTATCATCCGCAGGTCGGAGATATCGATTTGGTCTGGGGGAAAGAGGGCACCCCACAGAAGAATTATGAAGACGGTTACGGGCTCGCGAAGATTGCGAAGAAGCATCCCGAGGTCTTGAATGACCTGCAAAGCATTCTTTCGCAGATGGAAGTGACGCGACGGACGGAAAATCGCGCACAACTTGAGTCGGCGGATCACAAGGGGACCGTCAGCCTGAACTGGTTTGAAAAACCAAAAAAATGGCTGCTGACCGCCTATCAAAAGGAGGCGGGAGAGGGGAGCGGCACTGTCTCAAGTATAGGCACAGACAATCCCAAGGGGTCGCAGGGCTTTCCTGTGAACCGCTCACCGTCCAGCGTCGGCAGTGACGCTACGATGGACACCGCCACTCGTCCGGCCTCGGATGACACAGCTAGCCGAGGCGCCGACACCAGCCAAAATATAAGCCAAGCGTCTGCGCCAAACAAGGGCAATGCCTTCCAGGCGATCCACGGCACCACGCCCGAATCCGCCAACGTGGTCGCGCGCATGCCGGGTGCCACCGACCTGAAAGCGAATTTCGACGAGGCGGCGCGCACACGCTTGCAGCAGGCGAATGTCGGATATCGAGATTACAAGCAACGGTTCCGCGAGGGCACCGTGGGCGATGTTCTGCAATCCGGCCAAGGTTCGACCGGATTTCGGCTGTCGCCCAGTGCGGTCCCGGCAAAGCTATTCACGCCAGGGCCGAAAGGTGCCGAAGCGGCCGACAACCTGATCCGCGCTGCCGGGTCGGTAGAGGACGCGCAGGGTGTGCTTGGCGAAGGACCGGCGCACTCCTTGCGACTGGCCGCCGAGCAGGATGGCGTCCTGAATACGGCGAAATACCAGCGTTGGATGGCGGCGCATAAACCGATCCTCGACAAGTTCCCTGCCCTGCGCGCGCAGTTCGAGACGCTGGGGAAGGCACAGACGACTCTGGATAATGCGCTGGCCCGGCGCCGCGATCTGGACAGCCAGTATCCACTGGCCGGTGTGGGATCGCATGCCGAACTGGCAATGCGGTACTGGCGCCCCGGCGAACGTGGTGGCGAAGGTGTGCAGTCCTACCTGCGTGATACCGGATCGACGCCTGCAGCATTGCGCACCCTGGACGACTACGCAGCCTATAGCCTGCGCCGTGACGCGTTCAAGAATGGAGAATGGAACGAGGCTGGATACCAGTCTTGGCAGAAGCGGTTCGCGCCGGCGTTGGCTACCCGTCCGGAATTAGCCCAGCGGTTTGGCACATTCGCAGATGCCCAGCGCACCGTGGGCGAGACGGCCGCCGCCGATCGCGCGCGCCTGAACAACTTCCAGGACAGCGCGGCCCGGTTCTATCTGGGACGAGACGGTGAAGGCGCGGACCTGCACGCGGCCGTCACGCGCCTGATGGGTGCCGACAACCCGGCGCGGGAGGCGGCGGATCTGATGCGACGGGCTCGCGGGAACGATGCGGCGATCGATGGCATCCAGCGCAATGTGGTGGACTGGATGCTGGAGAAGGCCCGCAGCACGTCCGAGTCTGGGACGACGGGCGAAAAGGAGATCGCCGGCGGTGCGTTTCAGCGGGCATTGAACAACCCGAAGGTCCGGCGCGCGCTGGAGCAGGTGCTGACGCCGGCCCAGGTGCGCGTCATGGACGCGGTGGGCAAGGACATCGAGCGCGCAGCGCGCAGCGTGAACGCGACGAAGGTCCCGGGCAGCCCTGGCACGGCGGCAGACCTGCACGCCATGGGGACCAGCGACGGCGTTTCCCTGCTGTTGGAGGCGGGGCTGGCGGAAAAGGCGGCCGAAGGACTTGGGCACGCGGCCCATCTCCCCGGCGTAGCGCATGTTGTGCCGATCATAGGGCCGGCAGCGGCATTGTGGCTCAAGGCAAAGCGCGCGGCCGGCTATGCCCAGATCGATCAGCTTGCAACGCAGATGGTGCTGAATCCCGAGTTCGGCCGCGCCATGCTTCAGAAAGCCGTTCCGAACTCCCGCGCGCCAATCCGGCGCCAGGCGTTGCAGCGGGTGGTGGCTGCCTGGATGGCTGCGGCGGCGCAGGGGAATGGAGGGTAGAAATGAACGACGCGACTCACACCCACCCCGCGCTCCGTGCTACGGTGCCCCCATGAGCGAAGACCCGACCAGCCTGATCCTTGAGCACCTGAAGGCGATCCGCGCTGAGCAGAGCCAGCACCGGACGCTATTGCTCCATCATGGCGAACTCCTGCGCCGGGTCGAGAGGCGCATTGCCGAGGTCGAGCGGCGTATCGAGGAAACGAAAGACGACCTTCGCCCAACGGCTCCAACCATGGTAATGCGAATCCATTAGTTAAGTGGAGTTAGGCAGTGCGGCGATCAGTTGTGTTGGCTGGAGTGGTTCTTCTGGCAGGATGCTCTCATCCGGGGCCAGATATCGAAGGAGCCAACAATAGGCGCATGACCGCTTACGATATGTGTCGCGATCAATATCCGGCCCAGCGCGGAATCTACATCGTACGCGCCTACTGCATGGATGCTGCCGATTATAAATGGGCGACCGAACTCAATTACAATTTGAAGTCGATCGACGAAATCACCGATACCCGCGATTTGATTGCTCAGAGACGCGAGGAAGGAAAGATCTCCGAGGCGGAGGCCTTCAATCTCTTTGCCAAGGCCGTCGCCAAGGGAATGGCCGTGAACCATGCGGAAGTGGTTGCCGAGAACAAGGAAGAGGCCAGGCGATCCGCGGATCGATGGGCCCGTATGTGGTCGGCACTCGCCGTCGCCAATGCCATCCAGGCGCCGCGCAACGTCCAGGTGCACACGAACTGCTATTCGGCTGGCGGGTTCACAAGCTGCAATTAAATTTCCCCACTGATCCGATTAGCGAATCCCCCAAATATCATACAAAAAGCCTACAAGATGGAACTTCTAATAGGACACGACGGAAGAATTTGGTATCCATACACAAATGAATTCAGGAACTATATCGGTTATCTCGGGAATGACTGCGATATAGTTTCGTATATGATCAGGAATCTTGGATTTGCGGCCATAGCGACGTTTCCGCGCTATACACGCATCCGTTTCCAGCCGGCGCTGTTTCCGAAACAGTGCCTCCAAACCGTACTCGAGATCATCCTTCATCAAGGGTTTCCGAATATCCTCCTCGAACGCATTGGAACGATGCATGCTCCACTGGAGGTAATAAGAAACCTCAATGATGCTGTCGCTCGCCTCAATGCGCTTCAGGTAGCAACTCCCGATGAAAATGAGATGACAGGCACGCCTAATATTATCGGTCTGTCCTTGGGGCGGCTTCAAGATCCGAAACGCGCCGACCTACGAATGGCATTTGAAATTTGGAAGGAAGCGAACCGCTATGTCACCACGCGGAACGTAGCCCGCATTGCCGATAATCCCGCATTTGGGGGTGGAGCTGTGGCATGGATGCCAGGACGAGACCGATGCCTGATCGAGACATGGCCACAGACCTACAACTTATATAGTGATTACCATCATGAAGATCTCCTTGGCCGTGACGTCCGAGATCTGCCTGATGCAGGCTATATCCTGCCGACCACGCGCAGCTATTTTACTGCTGCCCACGACCAAGCTCCGCGCCTGGAACTCATCGAGGCGCTGATGACGCGCCTCGATGGTTCCCAGTTTTGGTGTCGCTATGAGCGACTGATTTTACCGTGGCGGACCAGCGCGGCGGATACTTTCGTCTGCTCTGTACCGTTGGTCAGGCTGGTTCGGAGTTGCTAGATTCTCCAGCACATGATTGGTCAGAACATCCGGAGTTTCCCAACTCAGAATGCATTCGAAAGTGCGCCACGCTCCGATGATTTTCATGCCCGGCTGTACGGGGGGATTTCCATAGAGCGGCAGCAGGGTGCGCGCCAATGGTCCAGCCTCGATCATGCCAATGGCGAAATCAGGGTTCCAGACCGCCAGAGAGATGCTTCGCATCATGGCGACAGTCAGGATAGGCAGCCGCTTACGTCGAAAGTTAGGGTGGCACCAAAGGCCCCCGGCGAATACGACACGTCCGCCAATTTCGGAAGCCATGGGGGCATCCGCGACCCATTTCTCGCTCGGGTCCATCTGGGTTTCCGGATCACGATAGGCAAAGCGGCCCGACTCCCATTCCTCATGCAACGTGCTTGTCGGCCAGTCATAGCGGCGCAGGATCAACGTCACTGCCGCCTCTCCGTCGGCTTGTCCCTCGATATAGATGACGTTATTCATGCTGATGTCCGATAGTTCAGGATCATAGATGGGAGACAGCGGCTCCCACGTGTCCTGGTTCCGCCGGTTTACTTCGACTAGGCGGTCGAAATCACGCCCCATATACCACGATATGCCCAACCGCCGCGCAGACTCTGAAAGTTGCAGAAAGTATCGACCAAGTTCCATTTTCGGACCATGATTGATCTCAATCGCGTCCAAGAAGGGACGGAGTTGCGTTCCCATATAAGTAATATCCCTATTGGGCGAGATTGCCCGAGGAATTTATTACTTATTTCCTAAAATAATGATTTGATCTGGTTAATTTGTTATTCTATTATTTCTCAATAATATATACGGCGCACATTGATTAGTTAATAATTAGTAAATTTTGCTGTTTTTAAAAGATTAATTGGATGACATCGGAACTTCCTGTATCCATTCCGGGCGCGGTTAGTGCGACAAACATCAATGTAGTTGTGCAATATTTCGTTTATCTCATGGGAGGATGCCGGAGGTGCTGCTGGTGCAGGTTCGGTACCACGCATCCCCGCCCCAGTGTCGGGCTGGCCGTTTTACCTTCTTGCGTCGGAATCCCATCATCGGGTACACACGAACCATCAGGGCATAGGCATCGCCCGACCATCTGTGTCGTCCGTCCGCGTCTGGCGCGGCGGCGGTGGGGTTCGATGCCGTGGCTGCTTCCCGTTTTGTCTGGCCCAACAGTTTCAGCGTGGACGCGACTGGCGTGCCGCGCGCGGGTGCGCAACTGTTCTTCTACCAGACCGGAACGACGACGCCGCAGGCGACCTATGCGGACGCTGCGCTGTCGGTGCCCAACACGAACCCCGTCATTGCCGACGAAAACGGGCAGTTCGGAAACATCTTCCTGCTGGGGGCACCGGCCTACGCCGTGGTGCTGGAGGACGCGAACGGCGATCAGATCTGGACGATGGACCCGGTCGGCCCAGGCGCCGCTTCTGGCGTGGCGGGTTCAGTCCCCGTAGGGTTGGTCGCGGACTTCGCTGGGGGTACCGCACCTGCCGGATGGATGCTCTGCTACGGCCAGGCGATCAGCCGCGCGACCTATGCCGCGCTGTTCGCCGTCATCGACACCACGTTCGGGGCCGGGGACGGGGCGACCACGTTCGGGCTTCCGGACCTGCGCGGCCGGGTGGCGGCGGGCGTCGACAACATGGGCGGGACGGCCGCCAACTTGTTGACGATGGCAGGATCGAGCGTCAACGGAGTGGCCCTCGGCGCCTCTGGTGGCAGTCAGATAATGGCGTCGCATACCCACACTGTGACCGATCCGGGCCACACCCACACCGTGACCGATCCGGGCCACGAGCACGCGCCGAACAGTGGCTCCGGTTTCGTCGTCCCTCAAGGGTCCGGTGGCACTATTGTCACCTTCGACGGCGGCAGCTTGACGCCGGAACACGCCACCGAAACGACGTCTGTCGATACTACCGGGGTCACGCTTGAAACCGCGACGGCCGGCATCACCGTGGGCTCCACGGGGACGGGCACCAGCCAGAACGTGCAGCCCACGGTGATGCTGAACAAGATCATCTACACGGGGGTCGGTGGATGAGCACGACCTTCGCGCTCCAGGACGAAAGCATGACGGAAACCGCCGTTCTCGACCCCGCCGAGGCGTCGGAGATGATTCGCGATCACAACAGGCGTCTCGGCCGGTTGGAAGCCGGACAGCAGGCTACAATGGTCAAGTTGGCCGAGATCTCGGCCGAGGGTCGCACAAGAGGCGAGCACCAGGACCGGCGCGCGGACCGGGACGCGCAGGAGACACGACAGGCGATCACAGACCTGCGCGCTGAGATCCGGTCCGTTGTCGCTGAAGCGACCGAACCGTTAGCCCAGCAGCAGCAAACCTCCATCGAGCAGAATGCGCAGATCGCCGGCGGCCTGAAGTTGGTTCGCAACATCTGTGTGGGGATCGGCGGCATCGTGTCGGCGCTGCTGGGATGGCAGCCGCTATCGCTCTGGCTGCAGCACGCGCTGCATCTGAGTGTCGGTCCATGATCTCCCCCCTCGCCGACATCAAGCGCAACATCGTCGCGCCCGTCGTGCTGGACCTGGACATCCCGGGCGACGAGTTCGCACGCATCCAGTTGATGACCGGAATCGGCAATGCCGAGACCGGATACCGGACGCGGCGCCAAGTTGACGGCCCGGCGCTGGGGTTCTGGCAGGTCGAGCCCGCGACCCACGACGACCTGTGGCGCAACTGGCTGGCGTATCGCCCGGCGCTGGCCGAGGTCGCGCGGACCTACCTGCCGGCGCAGTTCGAGGACCGGCTGGATGCCCAGGCGCTAGTCCTGAGCGACCGCTACGCCGCGTGCATCGCTGCGCTGGTGTTCTACCGGTCGCCCGTTCCTCTTCCGGCTCGCGGCAACGCGCGCGCCCAGTGCGCCGCGTGGAAGCAGGCATACAACACCGCTGCCGGCGCCGGAGCGGTTGACCTCCAACACATCGCGCTCTTCCAAGCCGCGATCAACGCATAGGACGAACCATGGACCCCACCACTCTGCTGGCGTCGGTGATCGGCGCCATTCCCGCTCAATACCTGATCTATCTGGCGGCCCTCTGCGGCGTGTGCGCGGCGATCATGCCGTGGCTGCCCGTGCCAGCGAGCAAGACGAGCGCCTATGGCCGACTGTATGTCGTGCTGAACATCGCGGCGCAGAACTTCCGCAACGTGGCGAACCGGGCGCAGCCGGCCGATGCGACGGCCACCAAGTCGAGCATCGCTCCGGTGCTGCTGGTCGGCGTCGGCCTGTCGTGCGCGCTCTCGGCCTGCGCCGACAGCCAGACCAACCTGCGCAAGGCGGCCTACGACACCATGAGCGCCTATCACCTGGCCGAGACCGGCGCCCAGGCCTACCTGGCGACCGGGACCGCCGACCCGACCGTGAAGGCCGACATCAAGACGGCCTCGGCCGCCGCGCTGGTTCCGATCACCGCGCTGAACACGTCGATCCAGGCCAACAGCACGCTGACGGAGACGAGCGTCTCGACCGCCGAAAGCGCGCTGGCGACGCTGCAGAACGCGCTGTCGAAGGCCCAGGCTCCGGCCACCACCACCACCTCCAGCACGACGGGAAACTGACCCATGGATGAAGCCATGATCGCGGCCCTGGTATCGGCCAGCGGAACCATCATCGCCCTGGTCGAGAAATACGGCCCCGAGGCCTGGACGACCATCAAAAACGCGGTGGAGAACACCACGTCCAGCACCGGCCCGACCGATGCCGACATCGCGGCGATCTACGCCAAGTGCCAGGCGGACAACGACGCCATCCAGGCGTCGTGATGGATAGCATGGTAGCCAATGATCGTGAGCACGTAACAAACGTCCACGTAGAGCGCATTGGCCTCGCCACGCTGTATCTCGGCATGTGGGAGGACGTGCCAAATCTTCCGCGTCCCGCAGCAATTATTTCTGATCCGCCATATGGACAGTCCGTGAAGACGAATATCCGTAGAAACGATCTTCGTCGGCCGCCTGGAGGTGGAGGCATCATACGCGACCGTCCGATCCCATATCCTGATGGAATCATAGGGGATACCGATCCATTCGATCCATCCCCGCTTTTGGGCCGCGCGGATATCGTCTTGCTATGGGGAGCGCACAAATTTGCCGACCGATTGCCGGCCGGCTCATGACTATGCTGGGACAAAGCTCCGACTGGGAAATTACGCTGTCAGGGTGACGGCGAAGCCGCGTGGCTCAGTGCTCCCGGCCGTCCGATGCGAATCTTTCGCCATCTCTGGGACGGCGTGTGCATAGCAGGGGGATATGAAACACGTGTTGAGAGGACTGGGCAATCGGGTCCGAGGCGCTCGCACCCAACGCAAAAACCCGTCGATCTCATGGCATGGGCGATCACCCAGGCGGCCGTGCCAGCCTGCGGCCTGATCTTCGATCCTTATATGGGCGCGGGCTCCACTGGCATTGCAGCAGTTCGGGCTGGGCATCCGTTTATTGGCGTCGAATGTGAGCCTGTCTATTTTGAGGCAGCATGCCGGCGCATCAGGCGGGCACAACAGGAACAGTATCAGGCGCACGATGCTCTGATCCAGGCGTCCTGACGTGACGGCCGGCACGCTGCACATCGTGCTGGCCTTTCTCCTGGGCGGTGCGTTCTTTCAGGCGCTGGCGGTCGCCATCATGGGCGCCCGGATCAAAGCGCGCCGCCAGGAGATCGAGGGCCGGATGGGCGAGCCGCTGCCCTGAACCTGTAAGCAATCCTGATGAGTTGCCGGGCTTCCACCGGCTGCGGCGACTCCGTCATGGCCCACCTCTGCCCCGTGTGCACCCGAGGACTTCGTGGGGAGCTTCAACGCTCTCGGGCCACGCACCCGCCAACTATCTGGATTGACCGGATAGTTGGGACCTCAAAACTGGTGCTGCGGGCCTAGGCATGCTCGGCACTCCGAGTGTCGTTGGCTGTCTCCGCTGGTTCCCAAATCCGTTTCACCGCTTGCGCGATGTGGGGCAGTGCCTTCCGCCGGTTGATTTTCCCGTCATGCGCGAGGCGCCGCAGCCCGCGCAGAATCGCACGGATGGGGGACGGGTACAAGGGGAAACGTCGATGTTCAGACGACCATCTACGCGTCACCCAATGACCGTTTTCCGCCGCCTATGCGTCTTTTATAACCGTGGATAAACTGCATTAACCATCTGGAATCACAGAATAGTCGTAGCCCTCTCACGGCGGCAACAGGGGTTCGAATCCCCTATGGGACGCCACTCAATTTCTCGCAGTTTTCTGCGGGTTGTAGCTGGCAAAAGCGAAATCCTGATTTTCCAAATGTTGGATTTTGAGCCATTCCTGAGCCAAGCGGGAAAATATGGCTCTTTGCTATCAGGGGCTTCGCATGGGCGAAACAGACAAGTCAGGAAACGACCCGGTTACGGGTAAGCCACTTCCCAAGGGAGTCTGGTATCGCGGTCCCGGCCAGTATCAGGCCCGCAAGATGGTCGATGGCAAGCGCCTGCGAAAGACGTTTGCCTCATCGGCCCTGGCTCGACGGTGGCTCAGCGAGAAGCGTGCGGAGGTTGACCTTCGCCAGTTCAAGGACACCTCCGCTATCGACCGGCTGCCCATCCGGCAATTGGTGGAACGCTATCGCGACGAATGCATGGCCCATCGTGAAGCTGACAGGACAGGCCATATCCCGGCCCTGCTGGATGACCCGGTGGTCGGTGTCATGGTCGGCAAGTGGATGCCTGCCGATGTCAGGGCGTTCAGGGACCGGATGCTGGCGGACGGGTATGCGCCCGCCACGGTGGTCAAACGCCTGAACCTGCTGGCCAGCATCATCCAGCACGCCATCAGCGAGTGGGATATCCATACCGTCAATCATGCATCTGGCAGGGTCGTGAAACGACCGGCTGGTGCGGACAAAAAACGCAATCGCAGGCTTTCGAGCAAGACTGGTTTCAACGTCAACAGCAATAAAACCGAAAACGAACAGGGCAAGACGGAATACGAACGTCTCATCGGGGCCATGCTCACCTCTTGTCATTCCGATGATGTCTGGCTCGTCAGATGGTCCATCGAGCAGGCCTGTCGGTTGGCTGAATCGCTGTCCTTGCGATGGAAAGATATCGATTTCGAGCAGAAGACAATTTCTCTGGAAAGGGTCAAGAATGAGAGGCACAGGGAAGAACTTGGTGACGAAAAGAGGCCCCTGACACCCGGCGCCCGAAGGGTATTGCTGAAGAAACTGGAGGAGATGCCGGAACCGCCCTCGGCAACGGACAAGCTGTTCAGTGTTGGAAATGAAAAAGCTTTCTCCGTTCGCTACGGACGGTTGACCAAGAAAGCAGCCCTCAAGGACCTAACGTTTCACGATTTGCGTCACGAAGCGACATCACGTCTGGCCCGCTATCTGAGCAACCCGCTGGACCTGATGCGTGTGACCGGCCATCGCGACTTGAAATCTCTCGACAGATATTACCAGCCCATTCTCGCGGAACTTGCCGACAAGATTGAGGAGCAGGAACGCCTTGTCGGGATGCTCTATGAAGGAATGGAGCAATAA